GAGCGATGACCGCCCAATCTATGCCCATTGGTTTCGTTGCAAATCCTGTGCGAATAGGTTCCACGTGAAGCGGCTCACCGCCGATCCGGCCAAGGTGAAAACGCCCAAATGCCCGCGCAAGTCATGCGGCGGCAAGTCGCGCGAAAGCCATGTCCCCGATATCGGCTTCGACGCCGCCGAGGGCAAAGCACCCGCCGTGGGAGGCTCCCTGTCCGGACGCGCCTTCGATTATGCCATGCAGACCACCATGGCCGATCACGGCATGACCGACATCAAGGACACCATGCGCGCCGGGGAAAACTCCGTCCCGCCCCTGCCGCCACGCCTTCAACAGCAGGCCGACAGTTTCTGGAACCCGAAACAGGCCCCTGCACAACGCCGCGGGCGTGTCGATCTGTCCGGCCTCTACGGCGCGGCCGCCAGCCAGGGCGCACCCCCGCCGGGCGTTCAGAAATTCTCGGCGGGCGAAGGCCATGCGATCGCGCCCATCCTCAACAGCCAGCCAACCGGATCGTCGCCCATCCCGAGACACACCATCGTCGGAGGGGACCGGCCGGGAGGCGCACGCTAAATCAACGCTTTGTTGCGGGACGCTCGCCCGGCGTGTTAGCGGAACGGCATGCGAATCCCAGGCAACGCGTCCCGCTCGCGCTGGGCGGGCGATCTCATCCAGGCTTGCACCGCCTCCCGGCCCCAGCGCATCCAGCGCGGCGCCGCCTACCGCAACCTGTTCCTCACGGGCGATGAAAACGGCATCCCGCAAACCTTTCTGAGAACACAGGACTTCATCCGCGATGTCCTGGCCTTTCTCTACTCGCCGTCCGATCTCCGCTTCACCATGGACTACTTCGGACAGGTCAGCCCAGCGGAGAGGGCCAAGGGCCGCGCCGCCGCCGCCTTCGTCCACCAGCACATCAGCAACGCCGAAATCGACGATGCCATGGGCGATTGCGTCCTCTGGGCACTCGTCAAGGGCAAGACGATCCAGCAAACCCTGTGGAGCCGCCAAGGGCTGGAAACCTATCTGATCCAGCCGGAAATGTTCGGGGTATATAACGAGAGCGTCACGTCCCTGGAAAGACAGGAAGCCTTCACCCACACCACCTTCCCGACGCTATCCCGCTTCCGGCAAATCATTTCCGGATTGCCCGACAACAAGCAGGCCAGCCTGATGCGCCGGGCCGAGCAATCGCCGCAGCAGTCCAACGAACGCGATACCCAGAACTCCATGCTCCGCCAGATCGTCGTCGGCGGCCTCGCCCCCTATGCCATCGCCGGATCGGGCGCCCCGCAGGCACACGGCATGGTCCAGCACCTGTTCGCCCCGTCCCCGCTGATGGATCGCGCCACCGCCGAAACCGTCGTGCAGATGGACGAACTGTGGTTCTGGAATGACGACCAGGACGATTGGGCCACGATCACCATGATCGGCGATACCATCGTCTTCGGCGAACACGCCCTGTTCAACGCCTTCAGCAGCCAGGACGGCCGCGAAAACCCGCACAACCCGCTGGCCAAGAAACACGGCTTCGTGGAATTTTGCCCCCTGCCGCTCGACGGATATTTCTGGGGCATGTCGTATATCCAACTGGTCTCGCTCATCCAGAAATCCATCAACAACCGGATCGACGGCATCAACTGGATGCTCCGCAAGCAGGAAGACCCGCCAAGGGTGTTCAGCGGCTCAACCTCGGTGAACCAGAACGCCTATGCCAAACTGAACAAGCCCGGCGGGTTCTTCACCGACAGCAGCCCGAACGCCAAGGTTCAGGACCTCGTGCAGGCCATCCCAACCGATGTCTGGAAGTCCTTCCACGAACTGAACGCCATGTTCGACACCATCGGCGGCATGCCCCCCATCATGCGCGGCGAAGGCGAAGGCTCCGTGCGATCGCAAGGTCAGTCCGATACCCTGCTCCGCACGGGCGGCGCCCGGCACAAGGACGCCTCGCTGAAGGTGGAGCGCAGCGTGGAGCGGGTAGGCGGCAATTGCTTCGCGCTCCTGCAGGCCAAAACCACGGACACCCTGATCGCCTGGGTCATGCCGGGAACAAAATCGATCGAGGTTGACGCCGCCCCCGATCCCGATCTGGAACCCCCGGCCCCGGGGATGCTGCCCATCAGTTTCGGGCTTCAGCACCTGTCCGACCGGGCCAAGATCGCCGTGGACAGCCATTCCGCCAGCCCGGCCTTCCGCGAGGAAGCACGCCAACTTGCCTTTGCCTTGCACAAGGTTGGCGCGGCCAGCCCGCAGCGCGTGGTCGAAATGGTCCATCCCAGCAGCGAAGATGCGCTGATCGAGGACATCGAACGCCAGCAGATCGAGAGGGCCGCGCTGATCGCCGCGCACCCCGAAATCCTTACCAAAGGCAAGGGCAAGCCGAAGGTGTGATTTCAAGCAGTTGTTGACACTTCCTAAAACGTCACATTAGGTTGCGCCCGCCGGCAATCCGCCGGCCCCGGTGACTTCTCTCGGGCAACTCAAGGAGATCGACCATGAACGCACGCTACAAGCGCGGCCGGAAGGCCCGCCGCCGGTAACCGGCAGGCGCCCGGCGGCTTCGTTAGCGAATGCGCCGGGTGCCGGTCTTTCAGGAGGTTCGATGGCTTTGGGGCCAATGCCGGCCGGAGTGCCAGGAGGCGGATTGCCCCCAGGCATGGGTATGCCGCCGCCCCCAGGCCCGCCCGGCAACGCAGGCCCGGCCACCATCCCCCAAGGCAACCCCGGCAATATCAAGCAGGCCGCCGAACTGCTGAACATCGCCCTTCAAGCGATGAACAAAGCCCTGCCCTCCATCCCGCTCGGTTCGCCCGCACACGGCAAGGTCATGAAAATGATCACCGACCTGCAAAAGACGATGCAGGAAACAGCGGAAGACATGAAGGGCAGCCTTCAGCAGATGATGGAACTCATGAAACAAATGAAGGCGAAGCAGCAGCAAGGCGCGCAAAGCGCCCTCGCGCCGCCGCCCAACCAAGGCCCCGCCATGCCACAGGGCATGCCCGCACAGCCGCCGCCGCAAGAAGGAATGTGATCATGGCCAGCACCATCAACAACCCGCCCGGACCCTTCGCCCCCTACGACAATCAGGTGAAGGAAGACGACCCGTACATGATCCGCGTGCCGACCCGGCGCATGGACATCGGCGCCAGGGCATCCGGCATGCCCGGCAGCCTCGGCGCCGGCCCGGGCGAAATCGTCCATGTCGGCACGTCCGTGAAGGGTAACCGTCAGTCGTGAGCGACAGCGACCCAAACGCCGTTGTCGTACCGCGCGATCAGTTCGACATCGGCCAGCGCGCCACCGCGCTCCTGAACCAGATGCTCGGCCACCCCAAGCACGCGGCGGCGGCCGAAGCGATCATCCAGGAATTGAACCCGAACGCGAAGTTCCCCGGGCGGGCCGCCCGCGAGGCAGCCTACGCCCCGGTGAACGCCGCCCTGGAAGAAGAACGGGCCGAACGCCTGAAACTGGAGAAGCGCCTCAATGACCGTGAAGCCGCAGACAAAGAAGCCGCCGACAAACGCGCGGAAGCCGACATCGAAGCAAGGATCGAAGGCGTCAAGCGACAACACGGATTCTCCGACGAAGCCATGGAGAAAGTGATCGGCCGGATGCGGGAGAAGAACAACCCCGACATCGAGGCCGCCGCCGCCTACGTCGCCGGGACCATGCCGCGCGCCACACCCGCGATCGGGAACGATGGCCTGCCGCGCAACGTGGACAACTACGGCTTCGGCACGGGCGACGAAGCCTGGAAAGGGCTGCACGCGAACCCGGATCGCTGGCTGGCGGACGAAATCCGCAAGACCGTCGCCGACCCGGAATTTCTCCGCCTCGGAAATCAGTAAGGACCCGCGATAGATGTCAGCCACAACCTTCACGAGCGCCATCAGTGGCGGCATCGTCCCCGGCGGCCTGACGGGCCAGCAACTGTCCTACATCACCCGCCGCGCCATCATCCCAACCGTGTTCGTCCAGGTCTATCAGGCGCATCCGCTCCTGAGCCTCCTGATGGCGAACACCCAGGCCGCCCTCGGCGGCGTCGGATCGATCACCTTCCCGGTGCAGGGTTCGTCCTTCGTGTCGTTCCAGTGGGGCGGGTTCGGCGGCGACTTCGCGATGCCGCAGGATCAGATCGCGCTCAACAACGCGCAGTTCAACCTGAAGGCGGGCATGGTCCCCATCGGGTTCTTCGGCTTCGAGAGCATCATCCAATCGTCCGAGGTCGTGATCCCCAAACTGCGGGCCGTGACATCCGACGCCGCGGTGGTGATGAAGCAGGCGCTGGCCACGGCCCTCTATTCCTACACCGCCAACCCCCAGGCGCTCGACGGCCTCGTCGGCGCCTACGACAACGGCACGAACGCCGCGACATACGGCGGCATCGCCCGGACCAACGGCTACTGGCAGGGCCAGTACTATCCCAACAGCGCGACGATCGCGAACCGCCTGGGCGTGGCCAACGCCATCATGAAGGTCCACACGGGCGCGGGCGGCGAAGCCCCTGATTTCATCGTGATGAACCCGGTGAACTGGGCCACGCTGATGTCCGACTTCATGGGCGCGGAGATGTTCCAGACCACGCCGAAATCCCGCTACGACAGCGACAGCGTGGTGAACGCGGGCTTCAGGGCGATCCGTGTCCTCGACGTTCCGGTCTTCCCGGACCCGTTCTGCCCCATCGGCGAGATGTACGCGATCAACAGCCGATACCTCGCGATGTTCATGCACCCGTCCCTGCAAATGTTCTTCACCGGCTTCGAATCCCTCGTCTCCCAGGGCCAGCTGGCCTCGGTCGGCGTGTTGGTCGCGGGCCTGAACATGTGCTGCATGAAGCCATCATCGGGCGCGCATTTCACCGGCATCCAGTCTCCCGCATGGGTTGGCGCTCCGTCGCCGCCGCCTGTCGTCGCCTCTCAGACCGGCTTCGCCGGCGCCCCACTCGTTTAAGGAACCCTCCCCATGGCGAACCGTTTTGGTGGCGTTGGTGTTACGCTGCCCCTCAACCAGATCGGCACCAACGGCATATCGCTTCAGGCCGGACAGGTGCAATTCGTTCCGCCCGGATACTACAATCTGCGTCATGGCATTTATTCCTCGGTGCAGACCTTCGATCCGGTCATGAACGTGTGGCGCCCGTGCGGCTCCGATCCGGGCGCGTGGCAGCAGGTCGATTCGGACGGCAGCAACTACCGCATCGCCAACCAGTCCGGCTGCCCGGTGGCCTGTCTCCTGACCAACGCGGGCACCGGCTACACCACGGCCCCGACTGTCACGGCCTCGGCCGGCGGCTCCAAATGGACCGCCATCATGGGGCAGGTGATCAGCACCACGATCACCGTCACGGCCCCCGGCTCGAACTACCTCTACCCGCCGCTCGCGATCATCAGCGCGCCGCAGGGGCCGGGCATCACCGCATCCGCCAAGGTGAACCTCACCGCGGGCGCCGTGTCCTCTATCACCGTGATCGACCAGGGCGGCGGCTATACCTCGCCGCCAACAATCTCGCTGGTCAACGATCCGCGCGACACGAACCCCGGCTCGGGTGCGACGGCCGTCTGCACCCTGACCGGCGCGGGCACCGTCAACGCGGTGATCTGCACCGACCACGGCACCCCGCTCGCGGCCCTGCCCACCCTTTCCTTCACGGGCGGCGGCGGCGCATCGGCGGCGGCAACCGTCATCATGGATTGGGCGGTTCAGGCTTACGTGGTCTCCGGCGGCGGTGCCACCTACACCGGCAACGTGATCGTCACCACGATCGGAACCGGCATCCCGACAACGGCCACCGCCTACACCAACCCGAACAGCCAAGCGTCTTTCCTCCGCACAAGGCCCGCCGTTATCCTCGGCGCTCTCTCGGCCGGCGCGATCACGGCAACCGGACAGGTCTTGCAGGACGGCGGCTCCATCGGCGGCATCGCCTCCAATATCGGGTTCGCGACCTTCGGCGGCGCTGTCGGCACCGTGGCGACCCTGACCTTCACCGTGGGCGGCATCGACGACTTCCTGTGGATGCAGGCCGGATAATGTGGGCTGGCAGAAATACATCAATGAAACGCGGAACCTGATCCGCGACCCGCAGGGCTTGTTCGTGCCAACGAACACCCTGACGGGCTACATCAACGACGCCCGCCATGAAACCTCGCTGCTGACCGACTGCTGCCGGAGGCTCATCACCGGCCAGTCCCCCTTTGGCGCCACCGCCGTGCCCGGATCGGCCGTTCCCGGTGGTGCCATGCCAGGATCAACATCGGCCAGCACCTTCAACACCATCGCCGGCCAGGAACGCTACCCGTTCATCGGTTTTGGAAATATTTACCTGAACCAGCAATACCAGGGCCTTCGCGGCATCCGCGACGTGATCAGCGTTTCCGTGTCCTGGGGCGGCACGTCCCGGCCATCGCTGGATTGGATGCCATGGGAGGACCTACAGGCATATCTCCGGTCCAACCAGATCCTGGTGACGAACTACCCATCGGTGTTCTCCATCTACAACGACGGCGAGGCGGGCGAGGTCTACCTGTATTCCACCCCGCAAACGGCGAACGAGATGGAATGGGACGTGTTCTGCACCGCGGGCGATATCTTCTCCGATGACGATTACGACGCGATCCCCGACCCGTTCACGTCCGGGGTGAAGTTCTACGCGGCGGGCCGGGCGTTCGAGGACAGCGGGCGGTACGACAGCGCATCCCTGATGTTTGCCCGCTTTGAGCATAGCAACGGCCTCCGCCGCGGCGCCGTAGACCGCGGAAAAACAAAAAGTTTCTACCCGGTTTGGCGATAATGTGGGTCAGCCAATATCCCCCTTGCCTTCTCGGCCTTTCGCTCAAGGGCCGTTTCGGCATTTTGGTAAAGCGCGTCGATAACGGCGTACGCTGCCCGACAGTTCATATACACCTTGAAAATATTCCCTTCCGGACAGACCTTGACCTTGGTTTGTGCGACGGTTTTGCAGAACGTGAGGAACTGATCCATCAGAGTTTCGCTCCCACGGAGGGCGAGATAAGGCTTTTTGCCATTGCAAATGATCGATCCATCTCCATCGATCGTCCCTCTCCAGAAGTTTGGATTCAGTTCAAGGCCATATGTGCGTGCTGTGAAAGTTTTGCGCTCAGTGATGCCAAAGGAGGCGAGATCGCCGACCATCCTCTCGGATACGACAGTGACGAGCGCGCAGCCATTGTCTTTTATGGCACGGCCTTTGATGTAGGAAACCTGTCCGGGGGGGTAGGTTCCTATGGGAGCGTCAGTTCCAAGGAAGATTCGGAACTTCTCCAAATGTGCCAGATCCTTAATGCTCAAATGGAGCCGCACCTTATTTCCCATAATGCAGCCGTCAGCCATCAAAAATCCGCACCAATAGGCGGAGTCTGGGGTAACCGTGGAGAATGCCGAGTGGTTGACCGTGTATCTGCGGTTCCCAATCCATTCGCCACGGGACAGGATAAGTTGTTGGGCGTCAGTCCGGGCTCGGGCGCATTTTGCTCGCCTCACGATGCAGGAGACGTTCCAGTCGTTTATTCCCATGATGGCCGCAATGTTCTTGGGCCGATCGCCTGCCGTGTACCGGGCTATGACTTCGGCGCGGGCGTCGTCGGATATAATGTATCGCATGGGGGTGATTTTACCCCGATCCACATCGAACGCCAGCTGTAACCCCCGTGTCCGGCGCACAGCAAAACCCGCAGGATCAGCAACGGGCCATGCTCGCGCGGATCGCCGCCGCCGATCAAAAGCGCCTCGGCCTGCCCGAAGACTTCAAGGTCTACTCCGCCTTCCCGTTCCAGGGGATGAACCAGCAGGCCGCGCGCACGGCCATGCAGGATGTCGAGTTCTTCGTCCTGGAAAACTTTCTCATCACCGGCCCCGCGCAAATGCGGACCCTCTGGGATCGGGGTGCGGCGATCTACAACGCCCAGGGCGGCCCAACCATCGTCTACTTCGCATGGTTCAACACCGGCACCGATCAGTTCTGCGCCATCTTCCTGAGCGACGGCACGGCGGTGCAGGTCTCCCCGCTCGGCGTGGTCACCACCATCTCGGCCGCCCCCGGCACCTTCTACAACGGCGGCCAATTGCCCTTCGCCCAGCAATCCGGATCGCAGTTCCTGCTCATCTCGAACAACCTGACGGCCAACAATTACTGGATCTGGGACGGCTCCGTTCTCTACGCGGCGGGCACCCTCGGCCCATACCAGCCGGGCGATATCATCGACAGCGGCAGCGGCTATACCTCCGCGCCATCGGTCACCGCATATGGCGGATCGGGCACCGGTGCCACCTTCGCCGCGTCGGTCTCCAACGGCAGCGTCGTTTCCGTGGCTGTGACGAACGCGGGAACCGGCTATCTCCCGGGCGAAACCGTGCAACTGGCCTTCTCCGGCGGCGGCTCCGACAGCAGCGCCATCCTTCTGGCCGTCCTGTCCGGCGGCTCGCTGGATCACCTGGACCTGATCTCCGGCGGCAGCGGCTACGGCGCGGCGCCCACCATCACCATCACCGGTGGCGGCGGCACCGGTGCCACGGCGGTGGCCATTGTCGCCGCGGGCATCGTGACCGGGATCACCATCACCGCGAACGGGTCCGGCTATACCTCGTCCCCAACGGTGGCGTTCACCGGTGGCGGCGGCGCGGGCGCGGCGGCCGTCGCGGTTCTGTCCGGCGGCTCGGTCGCATCGGTGACCATCATCAGCGGCGGCTCGGGCTTCACCGGAACCCCGGCCCTGGCGTTCGCGGGCGGCGGCGGAACCGGGGCAGCGGCAACAGCGGTCATGGCAGGCGGGGCCATCGTCGGCGTCACCATGTCGAACGGCGGCAGCGGCTACACGTCATTGCCCACCGTCGAGGTCCAGATCGCCCTGAGCAACTCGGCCATGGGCCGCATCGATGTCATGCCGTTCGGCGTGTCCGGCACCAGCATCGAGACGTTCCTGAGCCGGGTGTGGATATCCAACCCGCATCAGGTCGGCGATCAGACAACCGGCGGGACGTTCCTGGTCAGCGCGCCATCGTCGCTGACGGACTTCTCCACATCGGCCGGCGGGCTGCTCTTCAACAGTTCCGATCGCTTCCTCCGCCACACCTATACCGGGCTGCGGCAGAGCAACGGCTACCTCTACACCCTGGGCGATTCCTCAATCTCCGTCATCAACAACGTCCAGACCGGCGCCAATGCCATCACGTCCTTCAACTACCAGAACGCCAACAGCCAGATCGGCGCGGCGTGGCGCGACAGCATCCAGGACTACAAACAGGCCGTTCTGTTCGCGAACCCGAACGGCACCCATGGCATCTACGGCGGCTCGGTGCGAACGGTCTCCGGCAAGGTGGTAAACGTGTTCAACGACGCCCTCTTTCCCCCAACCCCTGGCGCCCTCTCCCCGTCCTCGGCGGTGGCCACAATCCATACCATCCCGGTGTACTTGCTGCTGATGACGGTCACCGATCCGATCACCGCCGCGCCGCGCAACATCATGATCTTCTACGACGAAAAGGAATGGTATTTCGCGAGCCAAAGCACGGGCCTGACCTTCATCGGATCGCAGATTTTCGACAGCGAACTGACGGCCTGGGGCACCGATGGCACGTCGCTGTTTCCGCTGTTCGACACCCCATCGGCGGCCCTGACCAAGATATTCGCCACCAAGATGTACGGCGGAGAACGCGAACTTGTCGTCAAGAACGCCATGGTCATGTATCTGCGCTCGACCGACAAATCCCCCGGCCAGAACGGCATCAGCGGCACCATCATCATGGAATCCGAGGGCAAAGCGAAGCAGGACGGGCAGCAAGAGGAAGCGCCGCAACTGCGGGTCCTGAATGAAGTCCAGCCGTCTTTCCAGGCCCCGAATGGCACCCAGCCGGTATGGGCGGCGTCGGCAACTGCCGTCGTTGGAACGGCGCTTGGCGCCACTATGATCAGCAATTCACCGGATTTCGTGATATCGGGCATAAGCATCGGCTACCGGGATGATTTCGCGATCTTCGGATAAGGAGCAAAGCCATGGCGAGACTGCCCTTCACGGACGATTTCGTGGCCTTCGGAGAGAACCCCGGCGGCGCTACCCAGGTGACAGCCAACGGCGTGTCCCACGATCAGGGCGACGGCATGAACCATCAGGAAATCGATGGACCGTCGATCAACGGCCGCCGCTGGACCATCCGGGACGAAGCCACGATCATCCCGCCAAAGAGGGATTTCAGTTCCGTTGGCCTCGGCGGCACCAAGCGGACCCTCAAGGGCGTGCAACGCAATCGCACGGGGGGCTGACCCATGCGCGCGGAGTTGCTGAACATCCCGCGAACCCCGGAAGACTGGGCGCTGTGGGGGTTCGCGCACCGCGACGATCACGAAATCATCCGGCTGGCCATTCAGCGCCAGACCGGCGTGAACCTGCCGGGCTACCCGCTCGACCCCGTGCCGATCGATGATGAAGCGGCGATGGCCCGCTGGTTCGAGATCGACCAACTGGCGCACAACGACATGAACAACGTCCTGAACCTTGTCGGCGCCGCGCTGGATGAAGTGGATTTCAACAAGCCGGAGGAAGCCACGGCGTGGATTTATCTGCACCGCAAGGAGCATGAAGCAGCCGGGGGGGTGCTGGGGGTATGAGCCTGCCGTTCATCGTACATGGGCTTCCCCGATCTAGAACCGCGTGGCTCGCGCGGTTCCTGTCGTATGGCGATTACCAGTGCGCGCATCAGCAAATCCGCTATCTGCGGACGATGGACGATGCCAAGGCGTGGTTTTCCCAGGACTTCACCGGGACCTCGGAAACCGCCGCCATGCCCTGGTGGCGCACGGTGCAGCGGCTCCGCCCCGATATCCGCACGCTGGTGGTGCGCCGCCCGGTTCAGGCGTGCGTCGATAGCATGATGCGGGTCGATATGCGGGGCGTGGGTTCATTCGATCGCGCGGGTTGGACGAAGGCCATGATCCAGTGTGACCACAAACTTGATCAGATCGAGCGGCGCGTCCCTGGCGTTCTGTCGGTGCAATTCGACGATCTGGCGGACGAGGCCGTTTGCGCCAAGGTCTTTGAACACTGCCTTCCGTACGCTCACGATCACGCATGGTGGTCCGCCATGTCGGCGCAGAATGTGCAGATCGATAATCCGTCGCTCTGGCGATATGCCCTGGCCAATCGGAAGCCGCTCGAAACCCTGGCGCGGATTGCCAAACACCAGACCCTGGCGGCGTTCGCGGCGCAACCGTTCGAGCCGCCCGAGGGAATCACGTTCCAGGTGGAGGGGTACGAGTCATTCGGGGATGCCGAGGCGATGTTCAAAGAGCATTGCGTGGCGGTCGGAGAGGACCCGGACAGCTATCTTCGCAAGAACATTCCGCTGTTCAAAAGGCTGATCGATATTGGGGCGTTGCAGTGCATGACGGCCCGGAGCAACGGTCGGATGTTCGGCTATCTGATCACGGTGATCGCGCCATCTCTTGAGGACGAAGCGATCAAATCGGGGCACCATACCGCGTTCTACGCATCTCCCGCCTTCCCTGGCCTTGGCATGAAACTCCGGCGGGCCGCCGACGCTGAGTTAGCCAAGCGGGGATGCAGCGAGGTCTTTATGCGCGCTGGCGTGCGGGGTTCCGGAAAAAGGATCGGCTCTATCTGCCGCCGCCTTGGGTCAGAGGACATCGGCCAGATGTATAAACTCGAACTGATGAGGGCATAGTCATGGGCATCGGAGCAGCCGGTGGTTTCGGTGCTTTTTTGGCTGAAGTTAGCGCCGCTGTCTCGGAGGCGGTGGCGGCTATAGGCGTTGAAGCGGGGGCGGCTGGCACTGCCACGGCGGCGGGCGTCGAAGGGGCTGGCCTTGTCGGCGGTGCGGGTATCGCGGCCGGCGAAGCCGCCGCCGGAACGGGCGCTGCGACGGCTCTTGGCGGCGGTCTCGCTGCCGGCGTGGGGGACGCCGCTTCTGGCGCCCTGACTGGCGCGGCATTCGGCGCGACGGAGTCTGCCATCACGGGCGGCGATCCTGGCGTGGGCGCGCTGACCGGTGGCCTGACCGGCGGGGCGGTCGGCGGCTTCGGCGGCGCGGCGGGCGGTCTGTTCGGCAGCACCATCGCGGGCGATGCGTTCGTTGGCGCCGGGGCCGGTGCGCTCGGGGCCGGGATCACGGGCGGCAACCCCCTGACCGGCGCCGCGGGCGGTGCGGCATCTGGCGCGTTCACGGGCGCCCTGGCCCCCGGCGGCGATCTGTCCAGCAGCGGCATCGCGGGCGGCGGCGGGACATCGGCCAGCGGATCGGCTGCACCACCCGGAACCACCGGGGATTTCCAGTTCGGCCAGGAAACGCTGCCAACCGGCGGCGCGGCGGGCCAGACCACAAGCCTGTCCGGCGATATCGGATCGATCATCGGCGGCGGCGGGGCATCTGGCGCGGTCGATGGATTTGGCGGCGCACCCCCGGCTGGCGCACCGCTCGATCCCACGGCGGCCACCGATCTGACCGCCAATCTGGCCCTCGGGGAAAGCGGCGGGACGGCGAACATCGGATTTGTGGAGGGCGCTCCAAGGCCGGATATCACCGGCCAGGGGAACGAGCCATTTGGCACCGGTGCCGGCGGCACCCAGGTTGCCAATGCGCTGCCCGGCATTTCCGTTCCTGGCGCGGCGCAACCCCTGGCGGCTCCATCGGGCGGCCTCGCGGCGGGCGCGGTAAATGATTTGCCCGGCGCTCCCCCCGGCGGCACCCCGGCGATCGCGGGCGGTGGACCGGTGGGGGCCGAGGGAGGAACATTCACAACAGGCACCCCGCCCGCTGCACCTGGGCCAACCAGCGCGCTCGGCAAGTTCCTGGCAGAACCGGGCTTCGACAAGGGATTCGACGCGCTGGGCGCCAACGCCAACTGGCTGGTTCCGGCCGCGACCCTCGGATACACCGCCCTGAACGCCCATGCCGGTCTTTCAGGGGTGCCCGGCTACACGCAGTTGAACACCACGGCCAATTCGCTCAACTCGCAGGGCCAGCAACTGCAAAGCTACCTCAACACCGGCACCCTCCCGCCCGGCGTCCAGCAATCCCTGACCACGGCCGGGAAGTCCCTCAAAGCCTCAATCCGCAGCCAGTACGCATCAAAAGGCATGTCCGGCTCGTCCGCCGAAATGTCCGATCTGGCCCGCGTGGATCAGACCATCGTGTCGTCGGGCGTGGACATCGCCACCCGGCTGCTTGCCCAGGGCGTCAGCGAACAGGGCCTATCGGCGCAACTGTACCAGTCCATCCTGAGCGCCAATCTGCAAAGCGATAGCCAATTGGGAACGGCCCTCGGCACGCTCGCGGCCAGCGCGGCACGGCCCACGGTCAACTTGCAGGTGGCCCGATAATGTCCGGTTCCCTCGCGGCATCCGCCGTCCAAGGCATCTCCGATGCGCCGGAATACCGCGCGCCGAGGCAGTCCAGCTTCCGGGCCATGCTCGGCCTGGGGGATGTGGATAGGCAGGAAGCAGCCGATCAGGCACGCATCGACAAAGCGCAAAGACAGGCGGAATTTCCGAAACTGGCCGCGCCGCCCCCGCCGCAGACGCCAACCGATCCGCTTCAGGCGTTCGGACAGCCCGCCATGTGGCTGGCCGTTTTCGGCTCTCTCGCCACCCGCCGGCCGTTCGCGAACGCGATCAACGCCGCCGGGCAGGTGATGCACGCCACCGCATCCTTGGATCATGATGCCGCCAAGGCTGCCTACGACACGTGGAAGATCAACAACGAAAACGCATTCAAGATGGCCCATTGGGAACAGGACATGCTGAAGAATGCGATCAGCCAGAAACACACCAATTCCCAAGCCGCCGCGTCGATGATCAAAACGACATACGCCGCGACTGAGAATAAAGTCCTTGAGGAAATCTTTAACCGGGAGGGGTTCGCGGGCGTCGAAAAGTTCTTCCTGGCCGGCAAAAGGCGTCTTGGTGAAGCCGAGGCCGGCGCGAAGGGCATAGACGACCACATGAGCGCCACGACCAGCATCGTGACTGGGTGGCAGTCAAACGATCGGATGGCCCAGGCCGATGCCTTGCAAAAATTTGCCGATACGCAAGCCGCTTTGTCGAAGACCAAGAAGGGGACGGTCAAAGAGCAAATGGACGCCCAGGCCGGGGCGGTCCGGCTATATGCCGCTGCTGGCGATCTCCGCTCTGATGATCCTGCACGATGGGAGACCGGACACAAGATCGGCGCCGAGGCGATTGGCATGGGCGCCGGGGTGCTGAAGGCTCCGAAGGAAGCAACTGGCGGCGCTGCGGCCAGCAAGTTGAGAGACGAGAACACCCTGGCGTTAGACGAGTTCAAGAAGGCGCACGACGGCCGCTCCCCAGGTCCAGAGGACGAACCGGAGATGGCGAGATTGCGTGCCGTTGAGCACGCAGCGAAGCCAGGGTTCACGCCGCAAATGTCTGAATTGATGGGCGAGATGGCGATGCGCGGGATCACCCTACCGGCAGGACTTCGCTCGCGAGACCAGCAAATCTCCGCGTATGCTGGCGCGATTGCCGCCAACCCTGGCAAGTCTATGGCCGAAATCGCGGACCTGATCAAAACCGCACAGATCGAACTTGGAGCGCAGAAGAAGGAAACGACAACCGCGGCCGGTGTTGCCGGGCGCGTGTCGGTCGCGGCGAACGAACTTCAAACGATGGCACCGCTGGCATTGGCGGCGTCGGCCAAGGTGCCGCGTGGGTCGTTCCTGCCAATTTCCAAGTTGATGCAAGCCTCGCAGAATGCGCTGTCCGATCCGGCGTTGAAAGATTTGCAGGTCAAAACCAACGCGATGTTGAATGCTTACGATATGCTGGCGGCGCGCGGCGGCACGGACAAGGAAAAGCGCCAGGAAGCCCACAACCTTTTGCTGACGGCCAACAGCCCAGAAGTCTATGCAGTGGCGATCAAGGCATTCATGCAGGAAGCCGAGGCTGCCTTGCAGGCGGCGGAAAGGGCCGAGCGCGTGAGGCCCCACACCGCGGCTGCTCCGACTGAGGCACCGAAGGGACCGCCGAAGCCCGCTGGCATGACGGACGAAGCCCTGATCGCCGCTGCGAAGGCACGCATTGCGGCAGGGAAACCAAAAGGCCCGGTCATCGAGCAATTACGCTCCTGGGGTATTGAGACGGGAGGGCTGTAACGTGGCGGACGCCGTAGACCCCTTCGCACATCTCGATGCCGCTGATGGAGCGGCAAGCGATCCGTTCGCACATCTTGATGCGCCCACCGACGCTCCCGCTGATGCCGCCCCGCCAAAGCCGATGATGACGCCATTGCAGCGGTTCGGCACCGGCCTGAATGACCCGCCAACCGGCGCCGCGCAGCTTCTGCGGAATGCCACGCCGGACGTTATCGCCAAGCCGATCGACCGTCTCGGCTCCGCCCTCGGCATGGCTCCGCCTCCGACGAACGAAAACGTGGCGGCCAGGGAAGCGGATATCGCGGCCACGACGCCATCCGATCCGAGGTCGGAAACCACGCTGGATGAAAAGGGGCGGGCGATCCATCAACCCGCCAAGACTACAGGCGGAGCGGACCCCCTGCGAATGCTTGGGCAAATCGCATCCCCGATCAACTATTTGGGTGCCGCCGCGAAAAGCCCCATGGTCGCAGGCGCTTTGATGGGGGCAACGGCAGGCGCCACAACCCCGGTGGATAAGGGGCAGTTCTGGTCAGAGAAGGCCAAGCAGGTTGGGGTTGGTGCGGTCGTTGGAGCGGGCCTGGGCGCTGCCGGGAGTGCCGTTGGCCCTACGTTTCGGGCTGATGCCCAAAAACTGCTGGACGCAGGCGTTTCATTAACCCCTGGCCAAATGGCCGGCCGGATTCCCAGGAGAACGGAAGAGGCCGCGAAAAGCCTACCGATCACGGGCATGTTCATCCGTGGCGCCGAACTGCGGACCATGGACAGTTTCAACCGGGCCACGGTGAACCGCTTGCTCGAACCGCTTGGCGTCAAGGTGGCCGATGATCTGCATGGGCATGATTTGATCGCGGCGGGACAACGCGCGCTCGACGACACCTATCACTCCATCTTGCCGAACATGAAATTCGATTTGGCGAAGGACCCTGCATTCGCCGCGGCGGAACAGAACCTAGTAGACCTGACGCGCTCCATGCCAGCGCCACAAGTTCAGCAGTTCGACACGCTTCTTCGTGATCGTGTCGCGACCCGGCTGGCCCCGACCGGAACGGCGGACGGCGAAACCATCAAGCAAGTCGATAGCGAACTGAGCCATGTCGCGTCCGAATACATGCGCTCGCCTGACCCCGGCCACCGAGAATATGGGAGAGCCGTCGCAGAACTTCGCAATATTCTCCGGGACTCGCTGAAACGGCAGAACCCAGCCTTTGCCGACAAACTGGACGCGACCGACGCGGCATATGCAATGATGGTCCGCATTGAAGGTGCGGCGGCAAGGCGGCCCACGTCAGCAGGGCGGTTTACCCCAAGCGATCTCCTGGCCTCGGTCAAGGCGTCTGATAAGTCCGTTCGCAAGAGGCGGTTCGCGAGGGGCGATGCGCTTTTGCAGGACTGGGGGGACAGTGCCCAGGAAGTGATCGGCAACCACATGCCAGATAGTGGCACCACCGAGCGCGCTGCCTATGACGTTCTCGGCGGTGGCGGCCTACTGTTTGCCAAACCGCAGATCGCGGCTGGTCTTGCCGCTGCATCCGTCCCGTACACGAAGCCTGCCCAAGCGGCGGTGAATATGTGGGCGAAGCCTGCGGGATGGCGGCAAAGCGCGGCGCGGTTTGTAAATCAGGCCGCCCCCCCGTTGGCGCCGGCCGCCGCCGTTGGCGCCACCGAAGGGATGGAACGCTGACCGTTCAACTCAGGAGCAAGAACAGCGAAAAGCCCAGAATGGCGGCGGGGAGCAGTCCGCTGGCGTCCCATGCTTTCAGCGACAGGAAGCTGATTTCGATCAGTTGCCACGATAGCCAGACGGCCAAGATCGTGGTGATCACGCCACCAGTCGTGATCGTCATCTCTGTTCCCCGCGCAGCCACTGGAAGGCATGGCCCGCTAATTCGACGCACGAAGGACCGAATACCAGCCACGCCCCCACGCGACAGACCAATTCGATAATCGCTGGCAACGCCATGAGAAAGAACACCGCCAGCACGATGCCCCCCGCGATCGTCAGCATCAGTGCAGTCCCCGCGTCTTGGCGATATGGAGATCGGCGTTTTCCTCGATCTGGGCGATCTTCGCGAGCGCGGCTTCTGGATCGGGGGCCAGTCTTGCCATTTTGCGCGCGCCTTCCATAGTCACGAGAAACCCGTATTCAGGGTCCATCGTGATGTCGTCCATCGTCAGACCGGCGCGGAAGAACAGATCAAGCCACCCGGCCACGTACTCGGCCGCTTTGTCCGGCGTTTTCTTCTTGGTCATGTCAGTTCACCGCCTCGGCTGCGGTTGGGGGCGTTTCGTCCAGATCGACCATGAACGAAAACTCTTGCTGGTTCAGCAAAGCGACCAGCGATGGCAGCGGCTCGAACCCGAGGGTCCGAATCCACATCTCGGCCCCGGAGCGTGATTGGCCGCAGCGGATCGCAAGCGCGATCTTCGCCATCTTGAGTTTGACCGACAGTTCTTCCGGGGCCGCCGCTGGTACCGGTCGGCCATAGCTTCCGGTCTTGCGGATCGTCGGCAGAAGGTCCGCCGTCACCCATAATCTGAACCGGTATGCCTTGGTCCCCTCCTTCATCGCCGCGTTGGAACGGAGGATTAGGGCATACAAACCGCTCTCGGAGACAATCACGCGCTCCAAACCGGTGGTTGACCCCTCGGTTTTGCCTAGGGGGGTATCGGAGTTTCCTATGGTAATGACGTCTTTTTCGTGCGGCGCGAGGACTCTGACGGCATCGGAGGGGTTCTTTAAGCCGGTGATTGGGCCGATATCGGCCACGATAAACCACGGTTCGCCGTCCCGCATGATGGATCGGATGACGGTATCGGTCTCAAACAGGTATGGTATAAGGTCGAAGGTGTTCACGAAGCGTACTCCTTTGCTTTGGAGCCGCGCCCGAATAGACTGAGATTAGGCTTTCGGACGGTGGCTCGTTCGTTCAGTCAGGGGCGGCAAAGGGTCTCACCCCGATGCCGTCCCGAACATCCTACCCATTCCCCACACCAGCGCAATGTTATTGAATCAGCCCCAAGGGGGGACCACCATGGCCCTCCCTTTGCCTCCAAGGCAGGGAAGATAAGCCCCCTACCCCCCAAGGTATGACCATGACGGTGATGCCTCGGGCCAAAATGGTAGGGTAAGGTACACCCCTTTGTACCTTACGGTACACCCCCTTGCTGAAAACCGTTTGCTATTACCCCCGGGCGCACCGTGGTAATGCCGTCCCATGGCCATCGAAAAACCGAACCTCGGCGCCGATCTGGACAACTTCTTCCGCGCGCTTTTGCGCGAGGCCAGCCCGGATGCCCAGGCGCCGGCCGATCCCGACGCGCCCGCCGGGACGCTTCCCGATGAAAAGCCCGCGCTCGGCTTCCGCGACAGGCTCGATCTGTTCAAGGCGGGCGTGGCGTATATGTCGGTGAAGAACAAACTGGATGACGGCAGCGGCAAGGAAAAGAGCGATGAGTTCGGCAAACTACAGCGGGGATACAGCCGTGGAGCGGGAAGGGGTCGTAGCGGTGCTGCCGCGGCGAACGGAGCCACCGAGCAGTAATCCCCCCCCCTTGGCCGCGCCGGCACCGGCACCCCCGGTTCCGCCGCCCGCCGTCACTCCGCCTCGGGATCGGGCGTTCATCGGGGTTCTGACCGCTTTAACGCACCTTCTGGCCGCGCGCTTCCTTCTTCTCTTGGCCGTGCTTGGCGCCTTCGTTCTGGCCGTCATGGCTATGCCAACCGGCGGGTATGCTGGCCTCGCCATCCTGATTGCTTATTGTTCTCTGACGGTCCTGCCGTTGGTGTATCTCGACATCGAGACCCACCGCAGAGGCGCCCGGTAATGACCCTTCCTGCCCTGACCGTCTATTCGGCTGGCATCGGCACGTTTTCCCCTGACTGGGGGAACGGGATTGTCCAGGGTGCGGCATTGCTGGCGAACCTCCGCGCGTTCCAGGGCCTGTCCGGCATGACGGTCTGGATGGTCGGCACCACGGCGGCGGGCGACGGCGGGCAGGGCATGTTCGTCTGGAACGCGGCGGCAACGACGCCCGACGATGGCGGAACATCGGCCATCGCGGTGTCCGGCGTGCCAACGGGACGATGGATCAGACAGAACTATTTCGGCGAAACGATCCGCACAACGGCCACCGGAACGAACACGATCCTCCTGACGCCCATTGGCATTCCTCTCGCCGCCTACGTCAATCAGCAAATGTTTACCTTCTTCGCGGCGGGCACGACGACGGCAGCCAGCACGATCAACATCTCCGGCCTCGGCGCGCACCGGGTGTTTCTGTCCGATGGCGTCACGCTGGCCGGGAACGGTGCGATCCAAAGCGGCATGTTCACGAAGGTGGCCTACAGCGCGGCGGGCGATAGCGGCGCGGGCAGTTTCATCATCATCGGCCCGGCGGAGCATCCCCCGCAGATCATCATGTCGGGTGCGCCATCGGGCCTCGCGGCAACGTCCATCGGCAACGCGATACCCAGCTACAATGCGATCCTCGTCACCGCGACAACCGGGCAGGCCACGGTCTGGGAGAACGGCGCCTCGATCCAGTTGACCAACAACCTCGGCCACGCGGCGGCGGTCAACAAGGTGGCGCTCTACACGGCGATCGAAGCGACGGGCGCGACGGCGGGCGACAGTTGGGCCTTCAACCCGCTGCTGCGGCTCGACGCCGGCGCGATCCCCAATCAGGCGCATCAGTGCGCCGAGTTCGATGTCGCCAACAACACGGGCACGGACTTCAACGACACCGAGGCCAGTTTCGGCCCGCCCGCCGTGTTCGGCTTGCAGGTCACCGGCATATCCACCAACCGCTGCACCGCCGCCATCGCCATCCTCGGCAACATCGCGGGCGTGCAGCCGATGTGGAACCGGGGCATTGTCCTGTCCAACACGTCCGTCCGCCTCGCGGGCTATCAGGACTTCACCGGCAGCACGACCAGCCTCGATATCTGGGGCAGCCACACCTACGGGTTCGACACCAAGAACGCGGCGATCTCCGGATCGGCCATCAGGGTCGCCGCCGGGCATCCGATCTCGTCTCGGAACGTCGGCGACTCCGCCGATCTGGCCCTGATCCAACTCGACGGATCAGACCGCGTATTCATCGGGAACGCGACATCGACCGACGTTCTGTTTCTGGCGCCGAACGTCGGGCCAAGCGCGGACAACACGATGACGAGCGGCAAGGCCATCGCCCGCTGGTCCGCCGTGTGGGCCGCGAACGGCGCGATCCAGACATCCGATCCGAGAATGAAAACCGCCATCGCGCCGCTGCCAACAATCCTGCCCCTCGTGATGGCGATCCAGCCGAAAACCTTCAAATGGAAGAGCGGCGGAAAGAAGTTCGTTCCCGTCACGAAGACGCATCTGGTCCGCGACGTGGAAGCCTATGACGAAGAAGTTTCCGCCGTGGAGATGGTGGACGGCGTTGCCACCTGGGTAACGAAGACCGTCAAACACGAGGCGCCCGCCTACGATGAATTGGCCGTCGTGAACCCTGACGGCACCCCAGCCATCGCGATCATTCCTGGGCGCCCGGCGGTTCATGACGCGGCGGGCAGGGTCATCCGGGCGGCGGTGCCAGAACAACGGGTGCGGCGGATGCACCGCGAGCCGCGCTACGTGATGAAGACCGAGACCGTCAATGAATTGCAGGAGACGCCCGGCGCGCGGACCCATTGGGGGTTCATGGCCCCGGAAGTAAAAGCCGCGTTCGATGGGATCAGGATGGACTTTGGCGGGCATGTGCTGGCCGAGGACGGCACGCAGCACTTGCGGCCGGACCAGATGATCCCGGTGCTTTGGAAGGCGGTTCAGGAACTGGCCGCCGAGGTCCAGGCGCTAAAAGCGGCGGCTGCCGGGAAGGCGCCAGCATGACCGTCCCCACCAACGCCATCCTGTCGAACGGCGTCGGGGTAATCCCGGACGATCTGGCGAATACATGGGTCCAGTGCTGTCAGACCTTCGCGCAACTCCGCCAGTTCGTCGGCAAGAGCGGGATGACGACAATCCTGCAAGGCGCGGCCGCACCCGGCGACGGCGCGGCCGGCGTGTTCTACTGGCAAAACGGCATCTTCACGGATGACGGGCTGAACACCATCGTCCCGCCCGCCGCAGCCGGGATCGGCGCGTGGCAGCGGATCATCCTGTTCGTCTCCGGCGTGACATCGGTAAACGGCCAGACCGGCGTAGCGGTCCTCGGTGTAGCGGACATCGCGGGCGCGGCGCCGCTCGCCAGCCCGGCCTTCACCGGCAACCCCACGGCCCCCACGCCGATCCCGGCCACCAACAACACCGAACTGGCCACCACGGCCTATGTGTGGGCGTCCCTGGCCATCCCCCCGGCCTACGGCAGCACGACCCCGAACGCCGTCTCCGCCACCACACTGAGCGCCACCGGCCTGATCACCCCGGCGACGGTGGCGGGGATCAAGGGCACCACCCTGGCCGACAGCGCCCAGGCGGGCAGCATCGGGGAAACCATCACGTCCACGGTCCTGGCCGGTGCGGCGGTCGCGCTGACAACCGTGGTATCGGCCAACATCACCCAGATCATCCTCACGGCGGGCGATTGGGATGTCTGGGCCACGGCGGCCTTCGCGGCGGCCGGCGGCACCACCGTGTCTTCCATCGCCGCGGGGATCAGCACCACCACGGCAACCCTGCCCACCATCCCAGGCGCGGGCGCTTCCTTCGTTCTCGCCGCCACGTTGACCGCCGGGGCGACACAGGCGCACCCCGTGGGCATGACGCGCATCAACGTCTCCACCACAACGACGGTGTTCCTGGTCGCCAACGCCGCGTTCGCGGTGTCCACCATGGGCGCCTATGGCTTCATCGGCGCCCGCAGAGTGAGGTAATCCGTCATGTATTTGCCAAACGCCGCCGGGCAGTCCGGCGTTCATCGTGCCTTCCGCGCCGATGGCTCCCTGACATCCTCTGTCCTGCCGCAACTGATTCTGCCCCAGGCCCTGTCACGCTGCCAACTGATGATCATGAACACGTCCGCCGCCGGGATGTTCATGGAACACGGCCCGCCCCGGGCGAACGCCACGATCACGGCGGGCGTGGTCACGGCGGTGACCGTCCTCAACGGCGGCTTCAACTTCACCCTGCCGCCTACCGTGCAGTTCCTCGGCGGCGCGGGCCAGGGCACCGGGGTGCTTCAGGGCTATGCCGACTTCATCGCCAATTCATCCTGGAACGGGCGCGGCCTGATCGGGTCCGTCTCCCCCACCGGCACCAGCGCCGTGACAGCCCGGCCCGCCGTCGCCCGTGCAGTGCTGACGGCCAACGCGGTGACTTCCATCGTGATCGACGACGGCGGCGCGGGCTACATCAACCCGCCCGAGGTCCTGCTGATCAACGATCCTCGCGATCCGTTCGGGTGTGCCAATCCGGCGACGGGCAGCGGGTCCGGCCTGATCCTGGCCCCGTCCGGCGGGTCCTATTACCTGAACCACACGGCGATGTGGACGGATGCCATCGCGCTCTTTGGCACCGCCGGATCGACGTTCTTCTGTGAGTACATGATATGATCGCGCGCCTTCGCCTCGTTCTGCTGCTGATCCTCGCTTCGGGCGCGGCGGTGGCGCAGCCGGTCTTTCCGAACCAGCCGGGGCTTCTCGGCCGGTCCTACATCAACAACGATCCGATGATCTCGACCCTGGACAGCCTCGCGAATGGCGGCGTCCGGATGTACGGGGATCTGCAAGAGTTCGACGCGGTGGCCTGCTACAACGTGGGCGGCGTGCAATGCCAGATCGCCAGCGCGGCTACCGGCGACGGCTCATCCCTCACGATAACCGGCGTGACGCTCCCGGTGTGGATCGTCGGCGGGAACCTCGTCACGATCCTGGGCACGAACGTGGCGGCCAGCACCACCATTACTTCGTTCACCGGCACGCCCGGCGGCGCGGGCACGATCACAGTCAACAATCTCCCCACGGGCGCGCTGGGCACGATCAACTTCCAGCAACCCAAAAACGTCATCGACTTCCCCCTGTCCGGAACCACCAGCACGACGGTTACCGCCGTGAAGGGATCGAACACCCTGACGCTTGGCTCCAGCGCGTTCTGTGTCGCCAAAATCCAGGGCCAGCCCCTCTACATCGCGGGCATCACGGCGCCGGGCACGCTCCTGGCTGGCTGCCTCTCATCCAACAAGATCGCGCTCTCCCTGCCGATCACCGCCGATCCGCTTGGCGCTACCTTCACGGTCCAATACGGCGTGAACTTCCAGGCCACTTGCCCGCCGAACCCTGCCTCCGTGGGCGTCACCGGCTGCGTTGGATCGTATTTGACGACCCCTTTTTGGCTATCCGCTGGCAGCGCGGCGCAGGGCGATTTGCAACTGATCACCGCCGTGAACTCGTCAACCAACATCACCTACGGGTCCAATTCCGCCGTTCTCGTGAACACCAACGCGGCCCATTTCCTGGTCGGGCATGACGACAGCGCGGGCGCCACGGCGGCGTGCGGATACGCCCTGGCGCGGAACCTGATCCTTGACGTGCCTGTGAACCACTTCACACCTGCCCTCGGGCGTACCTGCTACGACATCAAACTGCGCGGCTTCGGCAGGCTCGCGACCGGCGGCGACACGCTCAAGGCGGCGGCCACGGTGTTCCCAGAGCCGATCGTCCCGGCATGGGATGCGCCGCTGCCATCGCCCCCGAAGCCAGGCATCATCGCCCGTCTGCATCTCCCCAACATGATCGCCGCGGGGCGGGCGCCCATCGCGGTATCGACCTATGACAGCCTCGGTGCGCCAAACCCTAACAACTACAATTCGATGGATGCCTACCCGGCGGCCCTGCTCCGCGCGATCATGACGCAGAACCCGCTGCTCGCGCCGGCCATGAAGATGTGCGGCGTCGGTGGCGCGACGATGGCGAACTTCAACGGCAACCCCAACCAGACCGGCACGCCCTGCATCACCGGCACGGGCACGTCCTTCCTGAGCCAGATCGCGGCCTACACCACGCCGAACGCCGTCCTGGTCGGCGGCACCAACAACGACCGGGAAGGGTTCGATCCGCTGCAAATGGTGGACGCGTGGGGCAAGATCACGCTCCCCTCGGCCAATGGCGGCGCGTTCACCAACGGCGCGGATTGGATCGCGGTGGTCCACCATCCTTATTCCCGCATCAACACGAACGCCGGTAGCACATCGCCCATCGAAATCGGGATGGAATATGCCAGCGGCTGGCTGTCCTCTTTCTGCGCCGTGATGCGATGCGGCAAGATCGACGCGGCGGTGGAAGGCATCAAGCACCTGTGGGGCTACGATCCGCTCGCCACGGCCTTTGAGAAGCGTTTCGATATAGTCTCGTCCGTCATCGGCAATCTGGCGCTTCCAACGACCTACCCCCGTTTGATCCACGGCGCCGCGATCACGGTCGGCAAGACAGCGCAGGCGGGCGCCGCGTTCTGGGCCAACTTCACGGGCGGCTCCGTTACCGATTCGCGCGGCCCCTTCATCGCGTTCAAGGTCGGATCTGACGGCAGCCTCGCGGTCGGCAACTGGGTGTGGATATTCCAGATCGCCGGGCCGACATTCGCCGTCCAGTGCGATCTCACGCCGCTGTTGCCCGGCCTCGGCTGCGCCGATCCGGCAACCGGCAAGCCGCCCGTTATCCCCAGCCTCAAAGGCACGATCACCGTCCCGGCGGGCGCGTCTCCGGTGGTGACGACCAGCGCGGCGAACTGGGGCTGGACGTGCCCGGCTGCGGGCGCCACGGTCGCGATACCGCAAGCTGGCACGGCGCAGAGCATCCCCGGCCACGGCGCCTACACCGAACCCTGGATCACCACCACGTCGGCCTGCACCACCACCAGCGTGACCCTGGTTGGCACCGCGCCAACCCCCGGCACCTACACCAACAGCTTCGTCATGCTCGGCAACCCCGTCATCTCCACGGGCGTGGTCGATGTGGGCGACGGCAGCGGCAACGAGGCGTGGGGCGTCGAATGGAAGGGCGAAGACTTCCTGATGTGGTGCAACGTCAAAAACACACCATGCTTCACGTCCAAGCTCATGCGCCCGCGCGCCGCCTACTCCATGAAGATCGTCAGCGGCGGGACGAACCCCGTCTTTCCGATCGCCGCCGATCCCAGCAACTCGAACCTCCCGCTGTTCTCCGTGGCCGTGCCGGTCGCGAACCTGACGATCCTCCGGGACAGCGACATCAACGGCCCGGCGTCCAATATTCTGCTGAACAGCGTGGGCATTGGCCCGTCCGGCGGCGACGGCAACAACCACAACACGTCCCGGTTTGGCGCGGGCACGGTGGCGCAGTTAATCGCGGCAAATGATTTGTCATTCCCCAGCGCGGGCGGGATCACCACCGTCGTGCCAACAACTGGCCAGACGATCACCGTCCCGGCCTCCACCGGCTCCTATATCGTCTCCCCGGCCGGCACGCTGGCCACCCTCACCGTCGTCCTGCCGCTCCAATCCTACAAACTGGGCGACGTGCTGGATATCTCGTTCAACCAGATCATCACGGCGCTGACGATCACCCCAGGCACCGGCCAGACCGTCAACGGCGCGGCGGTCACCACGGCGGCCCTCGGGGCAACCCTGCGCTACAAGGTGACCGGGGTTCGCTCGGGCAACGTCGTCACGTGGCAGCGGATTCAGTGATCCGCGCCGCCGCCCCTATCGTCGTCTCGGTCATCATCCTGATCATGTTCGCCGCCGTCAGCGTCTTGGTTCTGACGAAGGGCCTGTATCCCGGCTCCGAACCCGTGGCCCTGATGCTGGTCGGCGGCCTGATCGGGATGGTCGGGCAGGTCGGGAATTACTGGCTGGGGAGCAGCGCGGGGAGCAAGGACAAGGACCTTGCCCTCGCGGCGGCCCAGAACGCGAAGGCCCCGGAACTGCCGCTGCGATAGCCCAGAACGCATTCCCTTGCCTTAGGTCATGGCTAAGGTAAGGTTGGGATTGGGTGTCACTCACTCAATAACGGCAGCGTCTACTGCCGCTTCGGTAGCCCAGAACGCCGAAACGCCCGGGCGATTGACGCACCGGGCGCTTGGGTTTAGTCGGGCGCATCGGTGCTTTTCTTGGCAGAGCACACCGACGCGACAGCTTGCGAGGCGAGATATAATCTCCCGAAACATTCTCCGCAAGAGACTGCCCGTGCCCTTGGCGCCCATGCCCTGGCGTCATCACCCCGGACCAACCGGGGAACGCAGCTTGCGGGATATGGATGGCTCCGATGAACAACGGCATCAGCACCCCGATCTGGCCTGAAACAAGGGAACGCCGCCCGCGCGTACGCACTTGCGGGATTGCCAACCAGGGCCTTTCAAATCGTGTAGGCGGTCAGGCCCGCCTGTGCGGTGACCCCATTTCGCCCGATCGCAACAAGCGGTTCCGTGGCTGCGCGAGTACCCTCACAAGTTTTGCCTCGATGCGGCCAGCAGACCAGCAGGCGCATCCTGTCCCAAATGCCGACACCCTACCATGCTGGGCAGTTTCACGACGGCGGCCGCCATTGAGCAGCCGAAAGCATGGGCACGCTCGTCTGGCCCGCGTAAGGGCAGTGAGGAATCATCGTTGGCTTGATACACGGGGCGAGGCGGCTGTCGATAAACCGCCAGGGACCAACTTGCCGCATGGGGTTCACACCCCCCGGTAGCTTGCATCCTGGACGTGCCTTCAGGACCGTAGAGCACGCACGCTCTACGAAATGGGGACGCTTGCCTAAAGAGCAACAAAGAGCAAACGAGGGTGAAATGAGAAACGGGCCGTGGAAAGACCTGAAAGTGGAGACCGGCAGATGGCGTGATCTGAAAATCGCCAAACCGGGCGTTGCTTCTCGAACCGGGAAGCGATTGGATGACGAAACCCTTCTCGCGCGGGCGACGGAAGATGCGAAGCGCCTCGCGAAGAAGATTGTCACATTCCCGACTGACAGCCGAGGCTATGCTGTTTCGGCCGAAATCCCACCCGATGTTCTAGCGCACCAGATGACGCCGGTTCCGAAGAAAAAGCGGGCGCGGTTGTAAACCAAGCAAAAGGCGTCCACTGATGATGGAAATACTTTCCTGGCTCCTGGTGGCCGGCCTTGCTGTTGCTGCTCTCTCCGGGGTCCAGGCGTTCGACGTGCTGATCGTTGATCTCACCGGAGGATGGTAGTTCTTGCCCGAGGACGAACGCGGCAACCCACGGCTCAACCTGCCATCGCCCGATCCGTCCGTTCTCACGACGGCGCAACTGCACGAGGCGGTCAACAACCTCCGCGCCCTGATCACCGCCGACATCCGCGCCATCGAAACCCGGCTCGACGGCATCGACAAAGCGACCGAACTTTTCACCGAAAACCTGACGCGCGTGCCTACCGATGTGGACCGGCAGATCCAGCATTTGAAGGAACTGCACGAGGCGCGGTTCGCCACGGTAAAGTTGCAGTTCGAATCTGTTGAAATGCGGTTCACGGAACGCGGCCAGCGGACCATCGAGGCGATCCAGAACTCACGTGATTCGCTTGCGAACGCGATAGAATTTGCGAAGGAAGCCGCCGACACGAGAGAAGTCGCTAGCGCGCTGGCGATCGGCAAATCCGAACACGCTTTCACCAAGCAGATCGACGCGCTGATCGGCCTTCGTGTGGCCGACATGCACGCGATGGAGGGCAAGATCGAAGACCTGAAAGGCCGGATGGACCGCACCGAGGGCCGGTTCATGGGCGGACAGGAGACGAAGACCGAACGCCGCCTCGACACCGGTTCCGTCGTGGGTATGATTTCCGCGGGCGTTGCGGTCGGCATGGCGATTGTCACGCTGGTTGGCGCCTTCGCGGTGCAGCATTCGCCCGCGCCAACCCCATCCATAGCCGTTGCCCCTGCCCCTTACGTCCTCCAGGCTGTGCCCCCCACTGCTCCTGCGCCTACTAGGTAGAAGACGGCGCTTGACGCCCGCCACCCCAAAGGAATACTGCGCCATGCACCCTCACCATCCGTGCCTGATCCGCGAAATCATCATCCGGGAATACGCCTGTCCGCCCACCGGGCCGCGCCATATCGTGCTGGGCATTCCTGAAATCACCAGAAAGGGCCAACCCGTGGCAAACTTCCCCGTTCGCAGTGACGAAATCGTTAGTCTCCCGCTTCTGCTTCAGTCCAATGGCGCGGTTGTCCCGACGCCGCCCGGCGATACCTTCACCGCCGTTTCCAGCGATCCGTCCGCCCTGAATGCCGTGATCGGCACCATGTCCAACGGCCTTCCGGCCCTGGTCATCAACCGCCTCACCCTCGCGATGAATGACGTGACCGTGACTGTTTCTGACAGCGCGGGTTCCACGCCGGCCACGCAGGTTTTCACGTCCGCCGATGCTCCGCCCGTTGCCGCGGACATCTCGATCGACACCACGAACGTGGAACGCAGCACCCAGCCTGTCCCCACGGTCTGATGCGCCTGCATTCCACTGCCATGGCGGCGGCGGCGCTGGTGGCGCTGTCCGCCATGGCCCCCGTTGCCCCCGTTGCCTGGGCGGCTGGTACGACACCGCCCAAGGAACCGAACCCGCCGGTCTACGTCCAGTGCAAGCTGTCCGCTGCGAAGGACCTGGACCGGCTGGCGCGGGCCTTGGCGAACGCTCAGATCGGCGTCTCGGCCATGAAGGCCAATGTCCGGCCGGACGGCCAATACCGGGATCAGGACGTGCGCGAGACCCGTGCCGCGATGCACAAGCTGCGGGTTCTGCGGTTTGGCGCGGGCGGCGATGATGTCTGTGTTGGTCCAGCGAAGGGCGGCAAATGAGCCTTGTCGCCATCATCATAATTTTGCTGCTGATTTTTGGCGGCGGCGGCCTTGGCTGGCACGCGGGATGGTATGGGAACGGCTCGGGCGCAGGCTACGGCATCTTCGGCGGGATCGGCGGGATTCTCATCTTGGTACTATTGGCGCTTTTGATCACCGGCCGATTGTAGCTGGCGGCACGGCCCGGCGAACGAGCGCACGCTTCCCCGCCCTTCGCCTGCCAGCCGTGCCGCCTCGCGCCGGTTGGGGCGGCGCGGTCTCGTTATTTGAAGAACGCCACGATCATTGCGGCGAGAAGTACGGCCGCAGCGAAGTCCATCAGGGTCTCCATTACTCAGCCTCTCCCAGTGCGATCGTAGAGATCAACCCGCTCGTGCGGCTGGGTGCGCTGCTTGAGCCATGCGCGCCTTGCGTCCCAATCTAAGAGCCAAGCAAGGCCCTTCGAGAATCCGATCAGCAGGACGAAAAACACCAGCCAGAAGATGGTGAAATTCAGCGGTGTGTATCCGTCCATCACTCCGCCCCCGCCGCGTCGATCTGGGCCAGAGTCTCGGTAATCAGCATGTCAACGGTTTGCGGCAATGGCGGTGTGCCCCATTCTGTCGCCTGCGCCCATGTGGCGTCTACCAGCGCGTCGAGCAGGGGCCGCAGTTCGGCCAGCACGGCGTCGGCGAGGATCAGTAGGTCCAAGTCACCATGGACCGGCACGTTCGTTAAGTCGGCAGAATACGGCTCGGTGACGCAATCGTTGTCATCCAGAGACTTCAGCATCCCCCGCGCGATCCGCTCCCGCAATGTGGTCATGGCGTCTTCAATCCTCGGATTTCTATGGCGCAAGAGCGGCAGGCCACGGCGGACAGACTGATCTCATGTCGGTCGGCAGCGGCCTCGCACGCCTTCGCGGCGGTCTCAAGGATTGCGTTGCGCTCCGCCGTCAGCCGGGCGACCTCGGTGTTCAGGCGGACGATCTCACGCGCCATCATAGTGATAGCCTGCTCCGGGGTCAGCGTGGTCTCGATCTGGATCGGATCGTTCATTTCAGCGCGTCCTTTGCCAAGTCCGCCGCCCATTGTTCGTCTGTCATGTCTTCAACTTTCTAATTTCGTAAGCGCACTGCGAACACGCGAACCGCTCTCTGACACTGGCGAGTGGGTTTGCCCCGGCGTATGCTGGATCAAGAAAATTCTGCGCCTGATCCTCGCACGCCTTCGCGGCTTCTTCCAGCGCGGCGTTGCGTTCTTCCTCGCGCTCCTGCCGGTATCCGAGTTTGAACTGCCCGCTCATGTGCGCCAATTCGGGCGGGTCGGCGTAAGTGCGGGCGGTCATTTTAGAAGTTCCTGGATCTTGGCGGTGATGTCCTCTGAGTCATAGAGCGTTGCCGCGATCTCATCGGCAATTCCCTCGATCCCGTTCCGCAGCCGCTCAATCTCGGCCACCAGCCGCTCCGGCCACGTCGGCTCCGGCCCGCCGTGGAGCGCGCGGCGCGCGGCTCCCGTTTTGATCTCGGCCATGATCTGGTCGATCGTGAAGGCGTCAGGCATCGGGCGCGTCCTATTCGTTCGATGCCGAACCATGCCCCAGCGTGGCGTGACAGTCAACAACAGAGTTGACGTGTGTAATACAGTGCCTTACGGTGCGGCATGGCAAACACCCCCGCTCTTGGCTTCCGGCTGGACGAAGATGCTACGGCGGCGCTGGTCCGTGCCGCGAAGGCGGACAGCCGCCCCGTTGGCGCCCTGATCCGGCTTATCGTGGTCCGATGGCTCGTGGAGAACGGGCACTTGCAGGAGGACAAGCCCGATGCCGGATGAGAAGCCGCGCGCCAAAATAAGCAGGCTCACAGGGCGTCCCGTCGTGATCGAAGCGCGCCGCCAGGGTCTACCGAAGCGTCCTGAGCCTCCATCCGCTGGTCCGCTGCCCGTGGAACCTGCACCGCTCCCGCGCCCTCTCGCGCCAGCCAAGGCCGCCGCAGATGCCGGATGAACCTCGCCTTACCGCCGCGCAACGCCGGGCGCTGATGGCGCTCACGGGGGAGTGGGCGAGACCACGAAGTGATCTACCGGCGGTCAGGTCTTTGGCCCGGCACACCGGGAGACTAGCAGAACGCGGCGTGAGCATAGCAGTGGAGTATTTCCGCCTCACGCCCGCCGGGATCGCGGTCAAGGCGCGGCTGGAGTCGGAATGACGGACGAACCGGTCGATTTCGCAGCCCTGGCCGCCGAGGCCGCGAAGACCGCCTACGATCCGCGCGCCAAGCGGTGCTGGCCGTGGTCGCACCAGTGGACCATGTGGGAGACGGAGCGGACGGGGCGCCAGCAGACACGCCGCTGCACTGGATGCGGCAAGACAGCCGTGAGCCAGTTGCGCCGAACGTGCGATCACGAGTGGCGGACGTTGAATGCGGTCAGTTTGTTCAGCCGGACGGATTATGGCGGGAAGGAAGATTTACCTTTTGCCCGCGCGCTCGATCAGCAATGCACTAAGTGCGGCGATATTCGGCGGGTCAGGACGGACGGGCGATAGCCCCGCCGGGCCGGGCCGGACCGGTTAGGATCGGGCGGGGAAAACCGTGGCCCGAGGCTTTTTGGTGCCCGAACTTCGCGGATTAACGACCCGCAAATTGGGGCCGCTGGGCAACTGGCGGCCTCAGTTGCGTCTACGGGCCGCGATCAGCGCCACGGCGGCGGCCCCCAGCACGGCCAGCGTGCCCGGCTCGGGGGTGTTGATGGGGGCTACTATCCCAAGTTCCGGCCCTACTTGGGGTAGTCGGTCGTCAAATTGGGGCAGGAGCCGCGGCACCGATCCGGGCCAGGGCGGCACCCAGGGCACGACTCCCGGCCACGGCCGGATCAGATCGGGCGGCGCGGTCTCGGATGGCAACGGCGGCAGGGTGGTGATGACGATGCCAACGGACCAGCACACGATGCGCGCGGCACGGCGGGCGGCTACCTGGACGGCCGTGTAGCGGATGATCCGGCCACCGGGGAGCCAGCGCGCGGCGCGGGCCACACAAACGATCAAGACTCATCTCCATCAGTTTTCGTATTGATATTTGCCCAAGGCACCACGAGCGCCAAGCGTCGTCGTGGCGCGGATCGTCAAAAACGCTCATGGCGTCGGTCCTTTCAGGAGCCTACGGAGGCTATATCGCCACCCGCCATCCGGCCCGGAATAAAATTCCAGTATCTTCTCGATCCCCTCCCGCAGCCGCACCAGTTCCCGTGCGTCGTCAGGGGACGCGGGGCCGATGTAGCGGTAGCCGGTTTCGTGTAGACTGCCGGGTGGCCCTATAAAGGTCCAAATACCACCACCATTCGGGAGTATTATCCACCTTCTGGCTGCAGGCGCGTTGTCCTCCAGCTGCAGCCAATGCCACCCCTCCACCTCCGGGTTTGGCGGGCGCCCGTCCCACGCGGCTGTTTTATCCGGCATCTTTAATCCCCTCATCGTAAGCCCTGACCAGCAACCTGAGCGCGGCGCGGATTGTGCGTTCGCTTCCGGGCTGCTCGGCAATGGATGCAACCACATCACGCAACGCCTTGCCGTTTTCCTCCATAGCCTTCAATCGGCGATGAAGGTTCAACGCCACGGACTGTGCATCGCTCATGGCGTCGGCTCCTTGGCGAGAAAGGCGGCGATGTCAGACCAAAGGCCCTTGACTGTCACCTCCACGAACGCCCTCCGCAGCAGCGCGACCATCTCGGCCCGGCTGTTCACGGCGGACACGATGGAGGCGGCAATGGCGTCGTCGTCAGCCAGCGTGCCTTGGCTGTCGATTTCGCAGACAGTCTCATCATCCGCATCCAGGATAATCCACGGCTCGTCCTGGGCGACCTTCAGCGGCAGTTTCATTGCCCCCTCCATTTCCTTGCTGCCCCGTCTGCCCAATAGGCCCGCATGTTCACGACGTTGCTGGAAGCCGATGCTGTCTGTGCGTCCTGGCGGCAGTTCTCCACGATTTCATCCAACCGCTGTTCCAGCGTTTTCACGCGGCCCGCCAGCGGCATCAGTTCCGCGGCGATCTGCCGGGCCGTGCCGTCCGCCAGCCGGGACAGGGCCTCGGCACGGGCCGCGATTTCGTCTGCCAGCGTCGTCATCCTACGTTCCCTCCCTTGAGTCCGCAGTCGCCCTCTGGCAAGCGGTCTTTGTAAAAAGGATCATCCGGATGGGCTTTGAGATAACCGGCGGATAACGTCCAGGACCACATCATACAGGCGGACGCGAGGCAGAAAACGTTGCTTGGAACAAAGCCATCGGACTCTCGATTGTATGAGCCGTCGCTATCAATAATACGCGCCATTGGGCACCATTTCGTTTTGGCCTCGTCCTCGGTCATCCCTTCGCCCCCTTCTTCCGTTCGCCCGTGACCATCTTCACGTCGGCCGCCAGCATATGCACCGCCATATCCGCGTCCGCATCCAGCACAGGAGGCCCAGCGGCGCCGTTCACCAGTTGCGCGGGGGTAGGCGGCGGCACCGCCCGCAGAAGCGCCTGTAGCCACCGCTGCACGTCCCGCACGCGGGCAGCATCGCCGGCCGGGATCTGAACTTTGAGTTCGATCAGGACCGTCATGCCAAATCCCCGAATTTGTTGCCCAGCATCCCGGCCACGAGGGCGTCCAGTTCCGCGGGACTTCCGGGTTCCGGCCTGTCGCCGTATTCGGCCTCGGCCGGCGGCACGATCGCAGCGAACGCCTGATATGCTCCCAGGCTCACGGCCTTGGCTTGGAGGGCTTCCAGTTCGTCGGAAAACTGCTCCAACGCATCAGACAGTTTCTTGATGAACGCTTCGTCCCTGCCCGTCTCGGTCATGTAGAGCGGCATGCGGTTCTGATACGAGACGAAAATCGCCCTGTCCGCCTCGCACACGAAAAGCTGCCCCTGGACCTGACAAACGTAATCAGAGCCATGACCGAACAGCAGCCGCTCCAACTGCACCGGGATTGTCGGGCATTTCGACTCGGCTGTGATCGCAATCTTGTCTCCGGCCATCACCACGCGGTCAGGCGATGCGCCGAACCTGCCATCCTCGGTTTCAACAAAGCCGATTGCCTTGGTCTCGATGTCGTTCAGCATCTCCATCTGGGCCACGGCGAACTGTTCTTGCTCTCGCCCGTCCTGGATATGGGAAATGCGATCAAGGCTGTCCGCCTGCCATCGCAACAAACGTCCGGCGATGATCCTGACCGCGTATTTATGACGCGCCTCCGCCAGTTTCTGGGTCTTCGGCGTAATTACATGGTGGAACTCCGAAGCCGTGGGAATCACGGCCCGTCGTTGATACCAATCCGCGCTCCCCTGCGATAAATCCCAAAACAATCGTGCCATTACACGCCACCCCTGATCTTGAAATAGATGCGGGCACAGGCCCGGGCATCGACCAGGGCATCGTGGGCGCCGGGCAGTTCCTCGCCAAAGAAGTGCTTGATGGCCTCGCCAAGATTGGGAGACTTCGGCCCCGTGAACCCAGCCGCGATCTGCCGCTCCGTTGGCGGGAGTTTCAGGATGGGCTTTGCCGCCGCGCATGTGTCAAACGAAGCCCGCTTCTCGATAGCTTCGATGAAATCCCGCTCGATGCCGTAGCGGGTCATGGCGATCCGCATAATCCGATCATCGAACGGTGTATTGTGTGCCACCCGGAGCGAGCAAACACCCTGCGACATGATGTATGCCGCTACAGCCTCGTTTTCTGGCACGCCTTCGTCCATTGCGCGCTCATGGCTGATGCCGTGGATCGCGGTGACCTCAGGCGATATCGTCCATCCGTTCGGCTTGATGATCATCGTCTTGGCCCGCGCCTCAGTGCCGTCGTCAGCGTGGCGGATGAGCGCGATCTGCACCAAATGAGGCTGGTTCGGATCGTTCGACCGTGCCTTGAAATCCGGCAGGCCGGTTGTCTCCACGTCGTACACGAGGATCATGTTTGCGCCTCCCTTTTCTTGTTCTGGGCGATGAACCCAAGCAACATATTCTTCACGGCGAGGTAGGGCGCTCCGTTCTCCAATTCCTCGAAACTGTGGATCGTGCCCCCACCGTCCACGTTCTGGAACATACGTTGCAGTATCACGCTTTCCTGTTGTCTGGCCTCAACGCAGAGGTCGGCCAATTCCTGCACCATTGCGCCGTCGATGAACTTCTGCCCGCCCCTCACCCCGTCGTCGTCCATGTTCGCGAAAACGACGTTGAACGCCCCGCAAAGGGCATACCGTTTCAGGTAGGTCTCGGTCGATCCGCCGCCGTGCAGCACGGTTTTGACCGCTTTCCCCTGCGGCCCCATCGTGTCGGCGGGCGCCTCGCGGTGGTACAGTTTGGTGTGCCGGCCAAGCGAAACGGACACTTCGACGCGGATGTTTCCAGGGGTCAGCGGCGGTATCGTGTTCGATGATACCGAAAACCCGTGCTTGACGTAGATCGGCCGGATCGCGGCGTCCACGTGTTCCAGTTTGGCATACATGCTCCGGGTCTGGCTGTTCTCGGTGCGGCGCACCACGGGCATGATCTCGGCTTGGCATAGGTTCATCGCGGCGTTGAACGCTTCCTCGGCCTGCCGCGCCTGTTCCCGCTCTTGCAGCGCCACCAGCCTGTCGAACATCTCCGGGTTCAGGTCCGGCGAACTGGCCAGTTGCAGGATGCGGGTTAGGATTGCTCCGCTGTCGGACGTGGCAACCGCGCCCTCCGGCACAACGGCGATCTCGGTGTCTGTCATGGCTCGTCCTTCCATTCTCCGGCTTCGATCAGGAACGCGCGGGCCTCGGCGCACAACGCTTCCAACTTCACGATGCAGTCTTGCTGTAGGGTCGCCGTGCGCGTCGTGCTGTGAAGTCTGGCAACGATGTCGTTCCGCTTTTGCTTTGCGAGGATGGCGACGACTTCCTGTTCGGCTCGATGGCCAAATCCGATACGGGACTCACCGCCAATCTGGAATCCTTCATTGGTGGAATACCTTGGTTTCCGTTTGAACCGCCTGCCTCCAATAATGATCTGTGTATCCGTCACGCGGTCGATCTTCCGGCGCGCATAACGCGGCATCCATCCGCCTTCAAACTCGATCACCTCATCCCCAGGCCCCAGGTCGGCCAGCGTCCGCTCCTTTGTGTCGGTCATGCCCCCTCTCCCGTCGCGTCCTCGATGCCCGCCTTCACGGCCAGCAGCCGCTCGGCCAGCGCGCCGCACTCGGAGGGGGAAAGGTAGAGGCACAAATCGATGCCGAGTTTTAGTGTCGTGACCTGCACGCTCACAAAATCCATGGCGGTTTCGCTGGTATAACGGAACCCTGTTGCCTTGATACGGACTTTCTCGCCGCCAATCTTCAGCGGCTCGGAATTGATGACAACGTGGTCGGACATCTGGATTCTCCCGTGTGTTCCGCTCTTTCATACTACCCCGCTCCATATGCTACTAGCGCAAAAGTGTTGACCGCGCCAGATTTCCGCACCATCCTCCGACCATGGACCAACCCCTCTCTATCCCGACGCCCGAAATCGTCCGCAAGGCAGCGGCCGCCCGGGGCCTGTCGATCAACGAGATGAGCCGCCGCGCCAAAAAGCACCCGGACCTGTTCCGCCGCTGGGCGAGAGGCAACAACGCGTCCCAGGAGACGATCCAGGCGTGGCTGGACGTGATCAACGCCACCCCGCTCCAACCCCAAACCGATCAGGACACCCATGTCTGAAACCAATGGCCCAGGCCGCGCCACGCCAGAGCAGATCGCCAAAGCCCTGGCGGAATACACGACCCTGAAGACCGAAAGCAGGCGCGTGGCCGGCAAGATCAGCACCGTCCTGAAGATGTTCGAGAAGGACGGGGGGAGCCGCAAGGCGCTGAAGGCGCTGCACGACAGCCTCAATCTAAACAAGGACGAGGCGGCGGCGGATTTGCGGGAACGCGTGCGGTACTTGGCGCTCTACGACCGCGCCGGGATTTTCACGAAGGCGACCCAAGCCAGCCTTGATCTGGGCGTGGAATTGGGCGCTTCCGTGAAGACGGCGACCGGGGATGCCGGGGCTGGCCTCGCCCGTGCCCGTGCCCATGCTGACGGCTACAACAGCGGGAAACTGGGCGCCTCGGTGGAGGACAACGTATTCGTGCCGGGGACGCCTGAGTTCGTGGCATGGCGCAACGGCCACGCTGACGGTGCCTCCGATCGCGCGGAGCGGCTGGGCGAAGTGGCGCCCGCACCCACGCGGCGGGGCAAGGGCAGGGGCGCGGGGGCTGCGGCATGAGCGACCGTTACATTCTCGACGCCGCCGGGCAGCCGGTTCATGAGCCGGACCTTAACACGTGGGGCAGTTGGTTCGAGACCGCCGAACGCCACGTCGCGAAAGATCAAATCGGGGATGTGTGTGTCTCGACGGTTTTCCTTGCTTTGGACCACAGATTTGGCGGGGGCGGCGACCCGGTTTTATGGGAGACCATGATCTTTCAAGGTCCGCACGATGGCTACCAGGAACGGTACACGTCGCGCGCCGCTGCCGAAGCGGGCCACGCGGCGGCGGTCAAACTGGTGCGGGCTGCGTAGTGCCCACCCGCGGCGATGTGGACTGGGACCCGCCGATGATCGCACGGCTGCGGGAGTTGTGGGCGCAGACGGAGCCATTCCTGTCCACTGCGGCAATCGGGCGGGCCATGGGCTGCTCCAAGTCCGCCATCGTGGGCAAGGCGCACCGGCTGCATCTCCCCTCGCGCGCCAATCCCATTATCCGGGGCGATGGCACCCCGCCAAAGTCCAGCCCCGTTCCCCCACCCCAACAGAAGGCCCCCGCCGCCGTGCTTCACTTTCTCCCCACACCCGCCCCTGAGCCGGACCCGCCCGCAAAGGCGGTGCTTCTGCCCGCCGCCAGCACGGCGCCGATGAAACTGTCCCCCCCGTGGTCGCGCTGCCATTGGCCGATAGGGGAACCCGGAACCCCCGCGTTCCGCTGGTGCGGCGAACGGGTGGCCGCGCCGCAGAAGCCCTATTGCCCCGAACACGCGGCGCGGGCTTTCACCAGAAGCCGCCACGACGCAGCATGATCGAGAGCGTCCAAACTCTCTGCGATGCCTGCGCGTATGTTCCTCTTTCACTAAAAGAGGGCAAGGAACACGGCGCATTTTTCCTGTTCGGCCTTTTCTGGGTTTTGTTCTTTGCTTTTTGGTACACATTCGGAAAACGTCGTGACTGAGATTGCAGGCCTCTCCTGCGCGTGCGGCGAGACGGACCTGATCGCGGTGGCGCCCGGATCGGAGCCGGAAAAGGTGGACCTGTTTACCGCCCGCATCGCGATCTCCCATGGCACCCCCGCCGTGGCTTGGTGCGCCGCGTGCTGGCCCACGAAAGCGGCGGCGGTAAGGTGACGGACTACGCCCCGCTCCCCGGCGTGATCCTGTTCCTGGATTTGGCGGGCACCATCGGCTGGGCGGCAGGGCGCAAGGGCGACGATCCCCCGGCGATGGGCGCGATCAAACTCCCGGACGGCCCGCACTACGGCAACCGGCTGATGGCGGCGGAGAACGCGCTGATCGATTTGATCGAGACGCACCGGCCCGCCAGGATCGTCTGTGAGGCGCCGCTGAGGCTCAAGGCGCAATCCAACGCTGCGACGGCCCGCTGGCTGTATGGCCTGTTGGCCTACTGCCACGGCGAGGCTGCGCGATACCAACTGCCTGTGGAGGAAGTGGACGCCGACAAATGCCGCAAGGCGGTGCTGGGCCAATCGCGGGTGACGGCGGACCAGAAGGCGCGGGGGCTGACGATGAAAATCCTTTCGTTGCGATATTGCCGATATCGGGGATGGAACCCACCGACGCACGATGCCGCCGATGCCGCGGTGATGTTCTATTACGTAATGACGAGGCGATGAGACTCTTTGAATTAACTAAGGAATGTTGTAGGTTCGTTCCGTCGCGTGGAATAATCCACCGGCCCAAGGCTGGGCTAGGATCGGCGTGTCCGGGACAGGCAGGGCGTGGCAGGCATGGCTGGTCAGGGATCGGCAAGGCTTGGCGGGGCAGGGATCGGCGCGGCAAGGCGAGGCAATCGGGGCGGGGCAGCAATGTCCCGCCTTTCGCTATTGCGAGCGACGCACAATGGTATAAGGTGACCGGCGGCGGCAGGGGTGCGCTAACACCCCAGACCGCCTGATCCGAACCTTGGAGATGAGCCATGGCCCGAACTGTGAAAAAGCCTACCACGAATCCGTCTCAGACGCAGGGCATTGAGTTGCCGCGTTTCGATCTTCAACGAATGCAAATCCGACTGATCGGGGACGCCCCGCTGATTTGCCACGCATGGAGCCAAAAAGCCAAACAGCAAATGCTGGACAAACAGACGAAGCAGGCCAAGGCTGCGCGAGCGGCCAAGGACCCGATGCAGGACTTCCTTGATAGCCTCTATCCTTTTCCCGGCGGCGGATACGGCTTCCCCGCTATTGGGTTGAAGTCTTCCGCCGTCGATGCGTGTTCTCATGTTGAGGGAATAACGAAAGTCGAAGCGCGCGGCGCATTCCACATCCAGGCCGAACTGGTAAAGATTGAAAGTGGCGAACCAACCATGCGCGAAGACATGGTAAGAGTCGGCCTTGGAACGGCTGACATCCGATATCGCGGACAGTTTTTAAAGTGGGCGATCAATGTTCCGATCACGTTCAACGCCGGGGTGTTGTCCGTTGGGCAGATCACAAATCTGTTCAACGTCGCCGGATTTTCAATCGGAATCGGCGAATGGCGGCCGCAGCGGGACGGCATGTTCGGGCTGTTCCACGTTGCCCGCGAGGGCGAATAATGGCAGCGCGTCCATCAAGGCGGCAGGCGGAACCGGCCCGTCCGCCGCCGCGACCGGCCAATCCGCAAATGATTTATCGTTTCACGGCTGGGGCGCAACTTCCGGTGGACGCGCAAACTGCTGGCGAGGCGTTGGAACGGATACGGCGGCACCGTGGGGCGTTCTTCACGCCGGCCGATGTCGTGGAGGCGTCCCGCTTGCCCCGGGCGTCGTTGCATCGTTGTTTCGAATGGGATGATGCGGTGGCGGCGGCTGCCCACCGGATCACGCAGGCCGGATACCTCATCCGGCACGTCGAAGTCATTCCGGCCGCCGGGACGAACACGCCGCCGGCGAGGGCTTTTGTTTCTGTCACTCAGGACGGCGGGCGGTCGCGGTCTTACACGTCGATAAGTGCGGCGATGCAAGACGCAGGATTCCGCGCGCAAATACTGGCCCAGGCACTCGCGGACGTTGAGTCGTTCGTCCGGCGGTATGACCAGTATTATGGCGTTGCTGAATTGATGTCGGTGGTAACCGCGAAGATCAAAACGGCGGCGGCGGAGTAGACTTGGCAGGCGAGGCATGGCGCGTCCACGCAAGGCGGGGAGCGGCGCGGTAAGGACGGGCTGGGCGGGGCATGGCAGGCCAGGACGGGCAAGGCGTGGAGTGGCCGGGATCGGCTCGGAACGGCTGGGCAGGGCAGGCGTGGAACGGCAGGGTGCGGCATGGCATGTCGCGGCGGGTCTAGGCGAGGCAGGCGAGGTTGGGCACGGCTAGGACGGGCGTGGAGTGGCATGGCGAGGCTGGGCAGGCGTGGCGGGTCGGGGCACGGTCGGGCGGGGCGCGGCTGGGACGGGCGCGGCAGGGCAGCCAAGGCGGGGCATGGCAACGCACGGCGAGGCAGGCACGGAATGGCAGGGCGAGCAAGGGCACGGTGGGTCAAGGCATGGCAGGGCAGGCGAGGAGTGGCACGGCAAGGATCGGCAAGGAATGGCACGGCGCGGCGCGGCTCGGCAGGCTTGGATCGGGAACGGCATGAGCCTGACCGACTACCAGATCAGGAGCCTTCGCACCCTGGCAGCCGCGGGCGTGCCTCTGCCGGATATCGCGAAGCAGTTGGGCGTGCCGGTTTCCCGCGTCAGCCACGCGGCCCATTCGCTGGGGGTTGTCCTGACGACGAAGCGTTACAAGACCAGGATGGAGAAGCGCGCGGCCAGGGACACAGATGCGTCGAAGGCGGAACGGACGCTGGCGACGGCGCACGCGCTGAACGACGCCAAGACCGCGCTCCGCCGGGAGATCGCGCTGGCGAAGGCCGAGGCGGCAACTTCGCCGCCGTACAGGGGATCATGGGAATGACCGGAACACACAGGGCCAACGGCGGCTACGCGAGGGCGGAGAAGCTATCGACCGCCCGCCGTTCCGAGATCGCACGGAAAGCGGCGAACGCGAGATGGGCCAAATCCGCAAATGATTTACCAATCGACACGGCTGTTGTCGAAGCCTGGAACAGCGGAATCCTTTCGCAAAAGCAAATCGGCCGGAAATTCAGGATCACGGAAAACCGGGTGGCGTATCTGGTCCGTGCCGCCCGGCTGGCTGGGATGAAGGTCCGTGCTGCTCGGGATAAGGTGCCGCACGAGGCTGTGGTGACGCGGGCGGAGTTCGAGGCGTTGGAGCGGCGGATCGCGGCGTTGGAGCGGGGGAAACGGGGATGAGGACGGTTATCCTGCTGCCCCTCCGGCTCGGCCATTTCGCCACGCGCAGGAATATCGCGATCACTTCGCAGAATCGGCACGCGTTCTCCGCGGCGCAACACGACGGCCTGATATCGATCACGCCGATTACCAGCACGACGGCCTGGGTTGAACTGACCGCCAAGGGCCGGGCCGAGATCGATCGGAAGGGGGGAGCGTGAAGCCACGCTGCGAGATCATTGGGAACGCCACGCTGATTTTAGGCGATTGCCGCGAGATACTCCCGACGCTCGGGCCGGTGGATGCCGTGGTGACCGACCCTCCGTATGGGATAGCGACGGTCTGGAAGGGCGGAAACGGTTATGGTTGGGGACGTGATCGTGCTGAACGCAATGCTTGGGATAGTGCGCCTCCGTCACCCGAGACAATCGGCACGATCAGAGATATTTCTAATCAGCAGATAATCTGGGGAGGAAACTACTTCCCGCTTCCTCCGTCACGCGGCTGGCTTGTCTGGAAAAAACCCGGCAGTGGATTCAGCCTGTCCGATGCAGAATTGGCGTGGACCAACATCGATCAGCCAGTCCGATGCTTGGAAGTGCATAGACTTACGGCTCTGAATGGGGAGTTGTCGCCCGGCGGCCCGGTGCGGCCTGATCACCCTACACAGAAGCCAATCGCACTGATGGCATGGTGCTTGGGTTTCGTTTCAGGCACGATTCTCGACCCCTTCATGGGCAGCGGCACGACCGGCGTGGCCTGCGCGCGGCTCGGGCGGCGGTTCATCGGCATCGAGATCGACGAGAATTATTTCAACATAGCCTGTCGCCGGATCGAGGACGCCCAACGGCAGGCCGATCTGTTCGTGACGCCCGCGCCCGTGCCCAAGGCGGTCCAGACCGAACTGCTCTGACGGTTGACCGCGCTCGCCGGCCGGTTGTAGGATTTTCGGAGGTTCACGGGGGCCTCGCAAACCCCCGCTTTCTCACGAACCTGCCCAGCGAATTGCTCGTTCCTGGGGAATGACGACGACAGAAAGGGTCTGCCATGCGTACAATTAACGTAGATGTGTTGCAGGAAAATGCAAGCGCCGAGGTAGCCCGGCGGCGGATAAACGCCGCGCGCCAGCGATTCCTTCAGACCCTACGCGCCGAAGCACCCTATCTCACCGTCCAGGAACTGCGCTCCGACAACGCCACACTGCGCTCAGCCGCCGATCAGATCATCTTCCTGGCCCACTGCGATGGTTGATGGATCGCTCTTCGGGCTGCGCCAGCCGCCGTCCAACCAGCAGGCCGAACAGGCCCTGCTTGGCGCGATCCTGTCCAACAACAAGGCCATGGCGCGGTGCGAGGGGCTGACGCCGGACCACTTCATCGATCCCGTGAACGGGCGGATTTTCAGCGAGTGCCAGCGGCTGATCAATGCCGGGCGCCTCGCCGATCTCCTGACCCTGCGGACCATCTTTGAAAACACCGGGTTCCTGGAAGAAGCCGGGGGAATCGCCTATCTCGCGGGACTTCTCACGGCCACGACCGGGATTATCAACACCACCGAGTACGCCCGGGTGATCGCCGACACGGCCCGGCTGCGGCAGGCCATCGACATCGGGGAACGGCTGGTGAACGAAGCCTACGCGGGCGGCGGCGACCCGCAGAGGCTGTTCCTGGACATAGCGGCGGACCTGGACAGGCTCGGGGCCGCGCGCCGGGAGAACGCCACCACGACCCTGGCCGATGCCATGCGGCAGGCCGAAGAGGCCATGGCGCGGGCGCAGGACGGCCAGACGGCGGGCGTCTCCACCGGCTTCCGCTCCTTCGATCTGCGGCTTGGCGGATTGGAGCCGGGATTCGTCTACGTCCTGGCCGGACGCCCATCCATGGGGAAATCGAGCCTCGGTCACCAGATCGCGATGAACGTGGCCCGCGCCGGGGTTCCCGTGCTGGAATTTTCCCTGGAAATGTCAGCCGCACAACTCGGCCGGCGGACCCTGGCGACGGCGGCGAACGTACCGATCGAAGCCATGAAATCGGGCCGCGTGAACATGCTGGACGCCGAGGCCATCGTGCGCGCCAGGGCCGAACTGTCATCGCTGCCCCTGGCGATTATCGACGCGGGCGGCCAGACGCCAGGGCAGATCGCGGCGGCGGCGCGTGCCCAGAAGCGCAAGGCCGGTCTCGGCCTGATCATGATCGATCACCTGAACCTCGTGCGTGCCGAGGACGCGGACGCCAAGCACGGGGGGACCTGGGCGACGGAGCGGGCCAGCGGCGCCGTTCTGGAAATGGCCAAGGCATGCGATTGCCCCGTGCTGCTGCTGGCGCAACTGAGCCGGGGCGTTGAAGGCCGGGAGGACAAGCGCCCGGTTCTGTCGGATCTGCGGCAGGCGGGCGCCATCGAGCAGGACGCGGATGCGGTCGGGTTCGTGTACCGGCCTGAATACTATCTCGGGCATGAGCCACAGGCGAAAACCGGGGAGAAGGCGGAATCCTTCGCCGCGCGAAGAAACGATTGGTTTGCCGATAAGGAGAAACACAAAGGCAGTGCAGAGGTCATCTGGGCAAAGGTGCGAGACGGGGAACCCGGAATCGACAAGCTACGGTTCGACGCTCAGACGGCCACGTTTTGGGAAGAACCCAGGTGAGCAACGCGGCCCGGGAGTGGGCGTTCAACCTCCCCATCACCGGACCTAGGAAGTCCGTCCTAGTGGCTCTGGCGCAACATGCCGATGAGCAGGGGCTTTGCTGGCCGTCCATATCCCGTCTCGTGCTTTATTCCGGGTCCCAGGAGCGGGCCGTCAGGAACGCGCTGCGTGACCTGGAGGAAGCCGGTTTGGTGATCACTGACCGGTCAAAAGGACGGGTCGCGAGCCACTACAGGCTATCGTTCAACCCGGCATCTGATGCAAAAGACCCGGCACATGATGCCCCGTTGCCAGAACCCAACCCGGCATCTCATACCATCCAACCCGGCACGTCATACCGCAACCCGGCATCTGATGCCGTTCAACCCGGCACCACATGCCCCCTAATAGTCAATGAACAGTCAATAGAATCGTCAATAGAATCGTCAGGGCGATTACCCAGGAAGCGCGTCAAAGCGAAACCGGAAAAGGAACCCGATACCGTCATCCCGGATTGGATCGATGCGCGGTCCTGGCAAGACTTCCTCGACCATCGGAAAAAGATGCGGCGGCCTCTCACGGCTGGGGCAACGCGGCTCCTGATCGGAAAACTCGACGGCCTCCGATCGAAGGGATTTAATCCTAACGAACTTTTGGACACGGCGACAATGAACGGCTGGCAGGGGGTGTTCGAGCCGAAGACCGCGAACGGGCAGCGGGCGCCGCCGGCATCAAAAATCGCATGGATGAAAAACATGTTCGGCCCACAGGCCGATCCCGAGCAAGACCGGTTCGATCTCGACCTAAACCCTGAAAGGCCCAAAGACCATGAGTAACCTAACCGTCATTCCAGGCCACGATATTCCCAGGGCTTCACGGCACCTGGAAGAAGCCATCAACCGAATACTTCAACCGTCATCAGACGCGGAATTTGGCTGGCGGAACGTCGTTGTCACGCCAAGCGATGCCAGGGAGGCCGAGATCGTTGCATCTGCTATGCGGCGGCAATCTCAACCGGTCTCGGCGGAAGCGTTGATGCGATGGTTCGCGCCGGTCAATATCGGCGTGAAGAACCCGCAGACGAAGGAAGACTTCCTTGCCAAGTGCCAAGCATTCTCCGTGGCTTGTTCTGAAATTCCCGCGCGGTTTCTGACGGATCAGACAGCGCGGGAGGCCATGCAAAAGTTCTCATTTTTCCCGTCGGCGGCGGAGGTCTATGCGCTGTTGTCCGCTCACGCCAACCCGTGGAACCTTCGGATATACGCACTGGATGAGATCGCGAAAACGCCGCCGCGGTTGATGGCGCCAGAGCGGCCAGATGATTACGAGGAAAAGCAAAAGGCCGCGCTGCTGTTGGAGCGGCGCAACTGGCAGGTTCGATAGGCCATGGCCTGACGGCGTTCAGGGGCCGTCCTGTGCGATCCCCCTGGCCTCGGGCAGCCAGAGCCACGCGGTGCCACGGTGCGCGATCCTGCGGGCGCCACGCTGCTCCCCGATCAGGCGGTACGCCAGCGCCTTGGCGTCATCGTGGGGCATCCGGCCCCGTGCCCAGTCCTCCAACTCCGGGAACGTGAACGTCCCCCTCCGCCGCATCCAGATCCCCGCCGCCAGCACCAGCGCGGCCGGCAGCGGTTTCCCCATTTCGATCCCGTCCATTTTCCCCGTTTCCCCAGAAAGCCAGAACGAAGTTACGCACGCCCAAGCCAACGAAAAGCCAGCCCCCGAACAGGCAGGCGTACTGCAGGACGATCATACCGGCGGCACGTCCACGACGATCCCGCCCGCGCCACGGATCGCGGAGATGATGGCCTCCACGCTTTCTAGGACGTGCCATTCTGGGCCTCTGGCGCTGCCGACGTAGATGATCGACCCGCGATTATTCAAGGGCGCGATTGCCTTGATCCACGCCACGTTGATGGCCACCTGCTCGGGCAGCCCGTTGACGGTCAGGAGGATAAACAGCGGCGTGGTCATTGCTTTTTCTCCCGATCCGCCGCCAGATCGCCGCCGCGCCGGGCAACGGCCAGATCGGCGTTGATGACGGTCGCGATCAAAAACGCCACGGCGCCAACTGCGAACCCGCCAGCGGCAACCGCGAGATAGAACCCGTTCATGACTTGTCTCCGTGCGGGCAGGCGTGCGGTTCTACGTCGTCGATCTTGGCCAATTTGTTTCCTCCTTCGTTACAGGGTCGATGAAGTAAATCGCGGCGCCGAACAGGATCAGCGGGAAACGGCGGGCGAGGATATCCATCCATCGGTTGACGCGAGAGTGGCTTTGAACGCGGTATTTCCGTTCCCGCCATCGATCGTCTGGCTCGCATCGGTATCGCCACACGAGCCGGTAGACCACGTTGCCGGGGCCTGGGCCGTTCCCGCCGCCCTCCCCATAATCCCGCGCCTCGGCCTCGGTGCCGAACCCGCCCACGCTGCTTGCCATGTTGGCATCGCTGTCCATCAGCACGCTTTCCCAAAGCCCGTCCGCCCGCTGGCGCACCACCACCCGCCATTCGGGATTGCCGGCCAGCGGCTCCGTCCAGTGCCGGTTGCGGGATGCGCGATCGGGCGTCACGGCGATTGGCCGTTGATGAAATTGATCAGTAATTTGGCGTCGTCGATCATGTCGCCAATCGGCGTTTCGTTGTGGCTCCGAGTGGAGATTGCCAGGATCACGCGTTCCCGCAGCGCGCGGCGTTCCTGTTCATCGGAGGGCTGCATGGGTCCGTCCCGGTCGTAAGCAGATCGCAACGGCGGAATCGTGAAAGCGTTCGCCGGGGCCGGAGGGGCGGCCTTCATGGCCTCGGCTGCCACGCGGCGCCAAGCCGATTGGGCGGCGGCGCTGCGTTCAGACAACGTAAAATCCGGGCCTAAATAAATGCGGCTCAGCCTGTCCGCCAGGGCATCCAGGGGTTCATCGAGAGACCCAGCCGGTTCCGGGGCCTTCGCGGCGGCAACGGCGGCGTCGATCTTGGACTGGACAAGGCATGCCGTGCGGCGCCAGCGGTCGCGCTCTGATCCACTGACGCCGCGCCAAAACACCTCCGCGGGCGCCCAATGGTCTTCAAATAAATGTATCGCAAGTTGATCGGGGTCCATTTCACTCTCCTTCTGTCAGTTCGCGGGTCCATGCCAGGAACGCGTCCAGCACCCCCGGCTCCATGAACACGATATGATCCCCCTCGGCCCGCGGCGCCCGTAGCTGGACCTGATAGCCGTCGAACGAAACGTACAGCCCGTCGCCCAGGTATCGCTCTTCAAACGGTTTCATGATTATTCCTCTTCCACATCATCCCAGTGCCGGCGTTCGGAATGAACGCTCACCCGGAGCGATCCCATTGCCGCTGCCCAGGCCCGCCACACGGGCTGGTTCGCCCGCGTGAAAGCGTCCACCACGATCCGCACCAGCAGCCGGTCCAGCACGATCAAACGCCGGATAGCCCGGACCCCAGCCAGGAACATCATCCCGTTCGCCACCAGCAAGGCAACGTTGGCGCCCAGCAGCACGGTCAGCCAATCCATGGCCCGTCCCCCCCTTCGTCTCCCTCATCCTTGGCCGGCGGCGGCGGCGGCCGGTTGCGTGCCATCCATGCGGCATACCGTGTCAGCCACTCTTCCATTGGCTCCGTCATCTTCACCTTGCCGTGCCAGATGCGGACGGCGGTTTGCCATTGCACGCCCATGGTCCCGGCGATCAGGCCCGGCCCGTGTCCGGTCTCCCGCAGCCGCGCGATCAGGTCGCGCTGGGGTGCGGGCGCCTTCATGGGCTGCCATCCCGCAGCCGCGGACACAGTTCGATCACGCGGCGTGCATCACGGGCGTTCATCAGGCTGATATGGCAGTCTTTCTTGCTCATCTGCATCATATCCGCCAATCGGCTGTAGGCGGCGCTCCTGCTCATGATTTTGTCTTTCCAGATCGGATCGAAGGCTGCATGTGCCTGTATCCGCGAAAAATGGGTTTCCCGGTCAACGAGCGGTTTCCCGCCCCAGGACCAAAGGCCGCAGCACTCCGCCTTGTCGCCAAACTTGCCCTTGCTGGCCTTGGCTGGGTTGCCGCACCTGGGGCAGATCGGCGGGGCTTTCATTCCTCGTCCTCTGGCCACGCGGCCAGCACCGGCAGGTCTTCGGGGTCCAGCGCGGCCGGTTTCTCGATCTCGTAATCCTCCAGGCTTTCCACGATGGTTTCCCATTCATCGATCAGCCGGAGCGTTTCCTCGCCCTTCGCGCTGTCCTGCCAGGTTTCGCTTTTGGCCTCGTATTGGTCGCGCCAGCCGTCGATGACGTTTTCCTTGGCCCACTCCCGCAGGTCCGATTGGGCGCCGTTGAACTCGGCCAACGCCTCCCGCAGCGGCGCGAATGCCTCTGTCACGGCGGCGTTGTATGCCTCCATGGCCTCGCTCAGTTCCTCGTATCGTGTGGATAGCTGGGCCGTCAGCGCGTCCAGATCGGCGCGGGCGGCCTTCTTCAATGTGAATGCCATCGTTTCGTTCCTTTATTGGCTAACCCATTCCGGTTCGCTGATTTCCGCGCCGTCCTCAAACCATTGGACCTTGCCGTCCGACCGCTCGAACTTGACCGTCCGGCCTTCCTGGCGGCTTTCACAAATCGCATCCCAGTCGATGCCATTGCCTAGCGATGCCTCGCCGCCGGCATCGTCATAGGCGTAGATCTGCCCGTTGATTCCCGCTCGCATCGTTTCGTTCCTTCGTTGGTAAATGATTTACCGGCCCACGGCGGCCCATTGTTCGTTGCGTTCGGCGGCCAGCCTGCGCTCGCATTCGGCCCCGTCGATCTCGCCCCGGTAATAGGCGTCATGGATCTGGCAGAACCGGCCCGTGGCCCTGGTGCGGTCCCGCAGTCCGGACGCCTTGGCCCAGCCCGGATCGGACAAATCGGGGAACGCGGCGGCCACGGCATCCAGGGCCGAGAGGATCACCTGGATGCGCGCGGAGGCTGTCCCATCGCGCGATATCCCGGCCGATAGCCGTTCGTGGTCGAGCGCGGGCAAGAGGGTGTCGAGGATGCGTTTCATGGTTTGGTTTCCTGTTCCGTTTGGTTCAATTCCATCCGATTTTCACGGTGCCATTTCGGTTTCGTGTTCTGTTCAATCCGCCGCTTCCGGCCATTGCTCCGGGTCCCATTCGCACGGGACCAGATCCAGGACCGGGGCAGGCTCCCGTGCCGGCCCGGCCAGCCGATGGGAAACCGGCACGATCCGCCGCGGCATGATTTCGCCCGACAGCACGGCGGGTGCGGCATAGTCCGGCCCCGCGGGCAGCACGCCGCCCGGCCAATAGCGGGCGCTGGGCATGTTCACGTCGCGGGGCGATTTGCCCGACACCGAGAGGCCAACCCATCGCACCCACGCCGCGGGCAATCGTGCCTTCAGGCAATCGGCCGAGAGATACCAACGGGCGCCATGGTCCGCGATCGCCAGCATGCGGGCCGCGGTGAATGCCGGCATGAAATCATCGAAACCCCGGAAGCTATTGCCCGGCTGCCGGATCGCGATTGCCCCTCCGGCCCGCCTGTGTGCTGCCAGGATGGCCCTGGCGTAGGCTACCTGATCCATGGAGGGGGCAAGGGCGATAGCCTGCCCTGGCGCATCCTGGGCAGGCTGGCGCAGCAACGCGCCAAGCCCGGCCCCCGTGGCGGTCCAGATGCCGCCGGTCATTTCAGGATTCCTTGCGCGACCATGCGACGTTCCGCCCGTGCGGCCGCATCCCGGCTGGCATAGGTAACGTCGTCCTGATCAGCGCAAACGATGCGCCATTTTTTGTCTGGATAATTCCGGCTGACGCAGCCAACGGCCCCCGAGGGGTAACGCAGATTGTCCACGTACCACCCGCCATGGCGCCAACGGGAATACGCCGGAGTCCATGCCGCGGCGTTCACGATACCGCCCCCCGGAGCGCATCGATTGCCGCATCAAACCGGCCATCGATTTCCCCCGCATCCCATAGCCGCAACACTTCGCGGGCCGCATCCCCCACGGCTTTAATCGACAATGGCAGGGCAGCGGCCGGCCGAGGGGCAATCCCGGCCCCCCCGGAAAGCGAGGGGCTGCCGGCGCCAATGATTCCGCCCGATTGCCGGGCAGGCCGCACGGCCGCAACCTGGGTCGCGGTAGCCTTCCCCTTCGGCGATGCCGCGATCGCGGCCTGAAGCACGGCAGCGGCCCCCGTGCCATCCTGCCTGATTGCCGCTATCGCGACCGTTGGCGACACTGCCCCATCCCGGACCATTTCCCGCACCGCATGCGGTGCTTCCGCCAATTCCAACAGGCTGGCGACATGCTGCCGGGTGCGGCCGATCCGGGATGCGATCTGTGATTCCGGCCAGCCAAACGCCAATAGCCGTTTCACCACTTCCGCTTGTTCAAGCCCGGTAAGCGGAAGGCCGGAATTGCTGGTCAAGAGCATTAGCGCGCGATCCGCTTCATTGGTGCCGCGGGCTTCCGGCAGACACGGGATGGTTTGAATCTCGCACCCCTCAGCAATGGCCAGGCGGACCGCCAGCAAGCGGCAATGGCCATCCGTCACAACCACCCGGTCCCCTTGCATGCGCACCGTCAGCGGCCGCGTTTGCATGAACCCGCCGGATTTGATGCTTTCCGCGATCGCCAGGATATGGTCCCGCACCGCGGGGGTATCCGACCGGACGTTAAAGCCCGGATCGATTTCGATAAGAGCGGGCGCCAGTTGATACATATCAACCCGTTTGCCCAGATCTTGCAGCCTTGCCATTTTCCAATCCTTCCCAGGACATAAAGAAATCCGCCTATCGCGGCACGGCCAGGGGCAATCGCCCGCCCCTGGCATTGTCGAGATACGCTACGCCGCGGTTGCTGCCAGGACGCTGCCAAGGATATCGGCATCAGGCACGATCTCGGCCCGTGCCCGATGGGCCGGCACGTATTTGTATGATCCGTCCGCCATGGCGATCGCGCTTTCATACGCGGCCGTTTTGATCGCGGCGCCCGTGCCGAAAAATGCCGAATTGAGCCGATTGTCCTGATTTTTGGCGCGCGCGGAATGATCAACGTACTCTGTCACCGCGTTAAGCCAGCCCCAGACAGTGCCATCCGTGCCGGCCAATCCGGCCCCTTGTGCCGTGCCATCCAGGGCAAGACGCGCCACCGCCTGCACCGGGCTGGTCGCGCGCTTAATGTTCGCGGCCCGCTCGGCCGGCGACATATCGGACCATCCGGGAACAAAGATGCGGCCGGTATGGTTGATCACTTCGGCATCTTCAATCTTGGTTTCCGCCATCCGGCGAAAATCGTTCATGGCATCGTCAAAGCGCGATCCTTCCGTGAGAAGGCCAAGCCCGGATTTCGCCGCGGCCGGATCGAACACGGAGCGATGGGCTACCCGCACGCTGGCCTTGTCCTTCCCGCGGGCAAGCGAAAGCGTGTTGTGGCAGACAACCCGCACGGTTGTGTACCGGGCTTCCGTCGCGAGGCTGCCATCGGCCGATGTCGAAAGCAGGATGTAGCCCTTGAGCCTATCGGCCGGATCAGCGATCGCCGCGGATTCGCCCGTCGCCGCCAATGCCCAGAAACGCCGGCCGCCAAACAAGCAACCCGCCGTTTCCATTGTCATGCCCATCCGCTCCGTCAATTCGCGGAAAAATTCCATTACTTCCAATGGCTGCACAACCTGGTAGTCATCAGACACCACGCCAAGCGGGGCGGCCGTGTCACTGCGAAAGAGGACAACCCGGTCGTCCACGCTTGCCCAGCTGGCCGGATCGTCCGCGGATATCCCGTCCACGGCATAGCGGACCCGCGACCGGAGAATGCTCCAATCGAAGCCGGCCGCCGCGATCCATTCCTCAATCGCGGCCCCGGCTGCCAGGTGGTTGCCAAGGCCATGCCAGCCAACCGCCCCCGTGTACGCCATTTCCGCGCTGCCATTGGCGCGGATGCTGATTTCGTCCGCCATGATCAATTCCCCCGGATAATCAATTGCTGCACCGCGTCGCGGGCCGCATCCGTCGCCAGCCGGGCCGCATCCATCGCCGCGGCATGACGGCTGCCCTGCGGCCGGCCGTTCCTGGCATCGTCCTGCAATTCGGCGAGCGTGATTTTCCAGGGTTCGCCTACCCGGCGTTCATTCTCAATCGCGAATAGCAGCGCGGAAACCGCCCTGATTTCATCCGTGTTCATCGTCCGTCCTTTCCCAAAGATCAGTTGAAACCCGCGCCTATCGCGGCATTGCCGGGCGCCATGCCCCCGGCATTGTAGCAATAGGCGATTAGGCTGCCGTTTCCTCCCGTTCCTTCGCGCCGCGGACAAACCGGCCGCAGAAAGGACTATTTTGGCCAATCCATGTATTGACCAGGAACTTGGCCACCAGCTTGCCCCCGCGGCTAATCGTCAAATAGAGGCAATCCGACGAAAATCCGGCATCCGACATGCGTCCCGTCGTCATGGCATCCATGTAGAACGTGAAGCCCAAAATATCGCCGGCCCGCAATGCAGCAACCGCCGTGTCCGTCACGTCCAAGCATTCGCCGCCCGGCGAGAAATACAGATGGGCGATGCAATCGACCTCGCGGACGCTCATGCGGTACGAGTGAGACAAAATGACCTCGGCCGGCACCAGATGATGTTGATCGCATGCGAAAGGATCACGCTCGGATTTCGTCGCGTTCTTGACCGCGTAAACAGAGGATGTCCCGTCCTTCCGATCCATGCGAACCACAATCGTGTTGCATTTCCGAAGCGCAGCCACGTCAATTTTTGATAACTCAGCCATTGTTCTACCCTTCCCAGGATCAGTGTTTTCCGCCTATCGCGGCATTCCGAGGCGCCGGTTGCCCCTCGGATTGGCGCGGCAGCCGTCAATCGTCAATCGCGGCCGTGTCCTGATAGGTCGCGAAATGGTCCGGCCCGTTGTGCAGTTCGATCCGGCCATGCCGGCCAAAAACGATCCGCGTGACCGGAACGCCGCCGCTGGTGATGCCGATCGATGCCACGGCCGCGGCCCCGACTTTCAACCGGCCCGGCAGATATGCGCGGCGCAAATCGGACGCGGAAACCATGATAATTGCCATGTCATCATCCTTCCCAGGATAGGGGGGCAATGCCCGCCCCGGTTGTCAGATCCGGCTGGTGATTTCCAGGATGAGAAGCGGAATAACCGCGGCCCCCAGAATGATCAGTAAAATTGCCGCTTCCATGATGCCGTTCCTTCCCAGGAAACCCGGCTGCGCCATCCGCCGCCGGTGAACAGAACGTATGACATTGTTGTCGATCGTTCTACAGACAATCGCGCATGGCAGCCATGCAAACCGCGCGGGGCGAAAATGATTTACCAATCGGACCCATGCTTACGGAATACCGCATCGATGGCCAGCTGTTCACGGCCGTCGCGACAACCCAGCACAAACCGCCGCCGCCAGCCCGGCCCTTCTCAACAATCACCTGGCAGTCCGTTTGCCCCCAATGCGAGCAGCCGTTCACGTTCACGCGGAAATGGCGATGCTACGCGCCAACCCAGCACGGAATCAGGCGATGTGAACCCTGCTTAGACAAAACTCGCGCGAGAAATGGCAGGGTCCCAAACAAACAGGCCAATAAGGCTGTCCTAAAATTCCGGGAAACCGCACCCGTCCCTCGCACCCCTGAACAGTTCAGACTCAACGCGCCAACCGCCACAGCAAACACCCGGAAAAGAACAGGCCGCGTTCACGTCGCGCAATTTGTGCCTCGCACGGCGCCCCCGGCAGCTGATCAGACTGCGGCGGTTGCCTCTCGCAAGCCTCGTGCGCCGCGTCCAGGTGGCGTGTTCAGTGATTGACGGCCGAGTCTGTACCGCATGCCGGGTGCGATCGATCGCCGTTTCCGCTCTCGGCCGGCCGTCATACAGAACCATGATGCGTCATCAAACGACCATTTGATCGCGTGGCCACCTTTTCTGTAAATGATTTCAATGGCTTGTGCGGCATTGCCTGTCCTACCCTGCCCAGCCTGCCATTCCGCCCCCCCCGGCCTGCCCTGGCCTCGGCCGGCCGCCCTCGCCGCGGCGCCGGTTCCGCCCGGGCTTTGGGACGCCGACGCTGGGAGAAAAGGAGCGCCCCTCATATTCCCGCCAAAAAAAATCCGAGTTTGATACCGTAATTCATTGGGTGTCGTCGGCTTGGCGCTGCGTGGATGGCTGTGTTTGATCGCTCGGCTGGGCGGGCGATTGGCTTGGCTTGTGCGGGTGGGTTGTAGAGCCGCGCGCTTCGCTAAGATCGCGGAAGGATGAGGTTGTTATGGCGCTTCGCGCAATTCTCTCATCCTTAATCCTTCTCTCCTTTTTTGGAGTGAGGACATAGGGCGTTGTTAGCCCTGGGCCGGGTCGAGCCTGACAACGAACGCGCTCCCCGTGGGTGGGGACTTTGTTCGGGCCTGCAAGCGGTGGAAGTGCCAATGCCGCTCGGTAGCCACGTGCCGCTTGGTGTCCGGTGCCGTTCGGGGGCTGCCGCCGGGGGTTATGCCCGGCGTTCGGACACGATCAGGCGTTTTCTTTTCGCAGAGGGACCCAGGGGAACCCGCCTTTGTGGGCGTGCGCGACTGAGCAGAATGTGTGGACTTTCAGGCCTTCCCGGCCGTCCGGGTATCCTGTTGTGAGGGTGACGGTTTCCTTTTGGAAGCCGCAGACATCGCATTTTCGGGCGCCCGGTACGGGCGTGCGGGTGGTGATCTTTCCGGCGTCGATGGCCCGGGCCTTTTTGGCCTTGGCCCAATCGCGGCGGGCTACCATTGGCCCCGGCCCCCGGCTGCCTTCGCCCGGTAGTCTTTGATCCAGGTGAGGGGTGGCTTGGGCTTGCGGCCCTTGGCGCGCTGTGAGGCGGCGTAGCGGGCATAGGTGAGCGCGAAGCCGGATGCCGCCGCTGCGTCCTCTGTGCCGTCCATGGCCGCGCTGGCGGGGTCGATGCGCCTGACGGGACCGGCGGCGCCGAATGTGCCCGGCACATATTTGCCCTTGGCCTTCCCCCCGGCCTTTGGCCGCTGCGGGTTGTGCTTTGGCTGGATGATCTTGGCTTTGGGCAGGAAGATGCGGAGCGCGCCGGCGTTTTTGATGAGGGCCTTGCGGCGGGCCTCGATCTGGTCTGCTTCGGAGGCTTGCGTAGAGCGGGCTGCGTTCATATTCTGACGCCTGATGCTTGTTTTTCGGGCATCGGCGTTTCCCTGGAAAGTGACGCCGATGCCCAATCCTTCAGAGGAACCCGCCCGGCCGTCAAGCCCGGGCGGTTTCTTTTTGCCCATTTCCCCCATTCTTCCCTTCCCCCTGGGCAATTTCGGTAGTAACGGATGGCCGTATCAACGGGATAGGGCGAGGCGCGGGCCATGGGCACCAACGGGATTCCCGATAAGAAACAGGATGCGGCCGCGCCGCGTGCTTCCCGTGCCTGCTTCCGCCCCGCCGACGCCGCGGATCGTTCAAATCTTTGTGAACGGTTCGATGCCCTGATGCGGCGGCCCAGGCCGCAGCCGGCGCCTTCATCTATCCCTCGGGCCGAGCGGCCGCCATCGGGATACACGGCGGACGAAATGGCCAGGATGCTGGCCGATTGGGAGAGGAAGCTGTACGCCCAGCCCGTGGCGCCCCCGCGCATCCGCGGCACAAACGAGGGACGGACGATCACGATCTTCGATGAGGCCGATCTGATCGAACGGCCCCGCGATCCGGGGAAAAGCACGTTCGCCGCGGACCTTGGCAAACTGAATACGATCGCAGCCATGCGCGAGATCGGCCGCTTGGCCGAATGGCAGCGCGTCCACGATGAGATGCGGCGGATCGAGCAGGACATGCGGGCGATCGCGGAAGCCGCGGCGGAACGGCCCACGCTGGAAAGCATTACCCAGGCGGTCAACCGGGATTTTGCGCGGCGTCATCCCCTGCCGCGGACGAACCCCATGATGGAACTGATCGAGAAGGACCAGCGGCCGCCCACGAAATCCCATCCCTTCCCCGCCCGCGCCTTGCAGCAGGACAAGCCGGACATCGGATTGAGAACGCCCTGGCAATGACGGATGCCCCATTCCCGGCCCGCGCCCTCCGGCATATCGAAACAGACATCGGCCTCAGATTTGGCGGGGGAAACCAGCACATGACCTTTGCCGAACGCCGCTGGCAGCACGCATCCGAAATGCTGGCCGTTCTGAAAGAGCAGCACCCAGGCCAGATCATCGGCGATCAGCCAACGCAACAAATGATCCGGGACGCGGCGATACTCGCGATCGGCGAAATGCTGGACGAAATCCTCGCGAGGATCGGATGAAGCAATATCTGTCCTCAGACCTCAAGCCGGGGACCTTCAGCGATGACCCCGGCCCGAATCGCGTTGACCCCGGCCCCGGACCACGGACGGACCGGGATAAACTGGCCAGGATCATTTCCGATTTCTATTCGTATGAAGCCCCTGGCAGGCTGTGCCTGAGCAAAGCCGACTATCTCGCGGCTGACGCGGCGATCGCGTTCTTTGAGAGAACGAAGCCATGAGGCACGGGGCATCCCGGAACGGCTCAATCGGTGCGCGCGGCGTCCGCGCCACGGAGAGGCGAATCCGGGAATACACGGCGGCGCTATCGTCCGAAGATGAAACCGAAGCCCAATATGCGCGGGAATATCTGGCCAGCATCGGGTGGCAGGCGCCAACCCGCGAGGACCCGGGGGCTGTGCGCCTGATCGCCGGCCCCAAGCCAAAGCCATGACCCCCGAAGCCAGGATCGCCCGGGCGCTCGAACTGCTGCTGCCCCTCGCGACCGCCGCCATCCCGGCCGACTACGACGTGCGATGCCGCGCGCTCGATCACGCGATAACACTCCATGGCGGCTGCCAAAGCGCCGACTTGGTGGTGTCCGAAAGCAAAAAGTTCCTCGCCTTCCTGCTGAACGTGCCGGACATGCCGAAGGAGGAATCGTAAGCGGTATGGAAAAACGCCCTGACCCGATATCGACGACATTCCAGGTCTCTTCCCCCGACTACGAGATAACGCTGATCTCAATGACGGACCCGCAAATCGCCCGCCTGAAAATCGTTCTGCTGAATACCAATCAGGAATTTTCCGTCGATCTGTCGGAACGGGCCTGCAAGCTGATCGGCGGCAACCTCCTGGAAATGGGCGCGCAGATGGAATGGGATGACGATAAATGAGCGGCATCGGCGGAACAGAGGAAGAGCGGGACAAGCGGATCGCCGAGGCCGAATTTATGCGCGAGCGCGGCCTATGGGCGCCGGGGGCCGGGCCGTGGAACGATATCGCGGCCGACGCCATAGCCTCAATCAGCCGCGATCCCGGAACAGCGGAACCCGATCCCGCTCTGCCGCACGATTACGAAGCCCGCTGCCTCGCCTTGGATATCGCGGCCCGTGTCCACAAGGAATACGGCGATGCCGATGCGATCCTCGAAGACTCCGGACGCTTCCTGGCCTTCCTGCTGGCAAAGCCCCCGCCGCCCCTGCCGGGGGAGCGGGGGCGGGACGATGGCTGAACACACGATCAAATCCGTGGACCGGGATGTCCGGTTCGAGTGCATCGTCATGCGGCAAGGGAATAGCCATGACATTGAGTTCCTGCGCCGGTTCTCCGCCACCCGCTGGGAAATTAAGCGCGGCGATGTCTGGTGGAACCTTCACGCAGCAGAAAACCACGAGCGCGCACGTCAGGATTATATGGATCGGCTCGCTCCATCCAAGTGGTCCGTCTACCGCTGGGTTCTGTATTCCCAGCGGGAGGTCTGCGATCTCGTGACCCTTCACGGCGGCGTGGCCGATGTCCATTTCAAACGCTTCCCAACCGGCGAATGGGAAATCAACCACAGCGACGAAACCTGGGTCCCCTGGCCGGAACACGCCTGCGAAGAAGCACTGTATCAGGCATACATCAAGGAATGATCACCATCGCGGTCATGAGGGACGGGGATATCTGCGTTGAAACCGTCAGCGGAAAGCGGGAACGCAAAGCCGCCGCCACCGGATTGTTGGACTGGTCCGAAATGACGCCGGAGCATTGGTCCGCCCTGAACGCATATTGGATCGCCAAGACACCCGAGGCAGAGAAGGCCGCCTACGCCCGCATGATGGAACTCGGGTTCCCGGATGCCTATTGGGCCGAATGGGAAGATTGACCATGGCCGGACGGCCGGCGGACGAAATCCTGGCCGTCCGGATCGAAAGCAGGCTGAAGGCCCGGCACACATGGGCACGCATCCGCCGCGAACTGGCGTGCGGAACATCGACGATCGCCCGGATCGCCAAACTGATGAAGGAACCAAAAAATGTGGACCCTCACCCTCATGATCCAGGGACAAGCCCCGGCGATCCTCCAATACGAGAAGGGGGATAAGGCAGAAGCCGCGTTCGCCCTGGCCGCTTCGGCGATCGACGGCGAAAATCAGGGCGCCCTCTCCTTCCGCGATGGCTTCGGCCGCGCCTTCTCCATCATGGGCGCGCACATCCAGGCCGCCATGCTCGAAGACCTGGAAAACGCACGCAAGGGCGATATCGCGATCCAACTGCTGAACGCCCGCGCACAGGCCAATCTCAACAGAATGGCCGCCGCCGACCCAGCCGTCCGGGCCGCCCAGGCAGGAGCGCAGCTGATCGCGCCTATGAACGGGTTCCCCCGCCAATAGCCAAGGATGCCGATTCGACACTTATATAGATGTGCGACACGGGGCCATCCCGGCCCCCGGAAAGGAAACAACAATGGCCGACCCATGGGATGCCCCGGATTTCTGCTCCAACGGCGAACGCGCCGCGGCGAAAAAGCTGGCCGGTGAACACGCCGATGCCCTCACCATGCTCGAACCCATGCAGGTGTGGACCCCGGAAGGCGTGCGCCATCTGATCACCCCCGACCCCAAGCCGCTTTGGCTCAACTTCCTGGCCTTCACAAAAACCGCCGCCGAAGTGCTGCCCGTGGCCCCGGCCCCGAAACCGGCCCCTGCGCCCGCGCCGATCCATCCCCAAGGGATAGACAGGCCAACCCCCCCATCCAAAGCCGCCTGATCCCATGCGGCGCCGGCGCCATCCGCCCCCCAAAGGGATAGACACGCCAGACCCCCACGAGGGCCTGCTGTACCATCCAACCCAGGGGTGGGTGACGCCGGAACGGATGACCTACATCTGCCAAAGCAACATCATCGCCATGGAACTGCATCCGTCCCTCGAATGGCTGCGCGAGGAAGACCGGCGGGAAATGGAACGGCCCGATGGCTAAGGCCCCCGAAGCCGCGCAGATGCGGTCCATCATCAAAGCGATGACCCACATCATATTTGAACAGGATCAGGAACTGGCAAAACTGACAACCAGACGGGTGCGGTATTCCTGGCGCGATATCAACGGGAAAATACAAACCGTGCCCCGCCTGTCGAGAGCGGATGAGGCCGCCTTGCAGGCCCGGGATTTAGCCCATGGCTAAGACCACCAAGGGCTGGCTGCCGATCTTCCGGAAATACCTGAAGCACGCCCGCATCCAGTCCAAACACGCCGAATCCGATCCCGATGGCACCGGCTCCCCGCTCGAACTGTGGACATCGCAAACCCGCGCGATGACCGATATCCTCAACGGCCTCGATGACGGCAAACACGTTTTCTACATCCTGAAAAGCCGTCAGCTTGGCGTCACGACCATTACGCTTCTGATCCTGATCTTCTGGCTCGCCCTGCATCCCAACACCATCGCCTGCCTCGTCACCGACGATGAAAAGAACGCCCGGAAGAACCGCGCCACCATTGAGTTCTATCTGAAGTCTCTCGCGCCCTTCATGGGAAATTCGTTCCATACCGTGAAGCCAACCAACCGCGGCGTCATCACCTTCTCGAACGGATCGCGGCTCGATCTTCTCGTCGCGGGCAAGAGCAAGGAAAACTGGGGCGAAGGCGAAGGATATCTGGCAGCATTATTGACCGAGGTTTCCGCCTACGGAAAGGTCGAGGGCCTGGAGTCCTTCCGCCACGCCATGGCGCCCGATAATCCCCGCGCTCTCTACATTTACGAATCTACTGCGAAATCAATGAACCACTGGAAGGATATGTGGGAGGCCGCGCGTGAGGATGAATTTTCCTCCGTCTGCATCTTCGTCGGCTGGTGGGCAAATGATTTGCAGCGCATCGGAATACGGGACCGCAGATACAAAGCCTTCGGCTCACTACCGCCAACGCCCGATGAACAGGTGCTGATCGACGCGGTGAAAGACCAGTACGACTTCGATATCACGATGGAACAACTGGCGTGGTACCGCTGGCAGCAGACCGTGCCAAGTTCCGGCGGCATGGACATGGATCAAAACCAAGCGTGGACCGAGTCTCAATGTTTCATACAGAGTGGCATTTCGTTCTTCCAGGTCCGGCTGGTGATGAAGCGCCGCGAGGAAATCACCAGCGCCGAACCCGCGATCGTCAGCGACGGCGGCTTTTCCTATGAGGGATACACGTTCTACCTCGGTGACGATTACCATCTGTCGAAGGTGGAGAAATTGGACCCCGAGAAGCACACCTCCGCCGATGTCAAACTGCGCGTCTGGGAACGCCCGGACCCAAACGGATATTACGTGATCGGCTGCGATCCGGCCTACGGACGAAGCGAACTCAACGACAATCACGGAATCCAAGTATGCAGGGCCTTCGGCGACAAACTGGTGCAGGTGGCCGAATGGGCCGACAACATCCCCGATACCCGCCATTGCGCCTGGGTCCTCGCATACCTCGCCGGCCAATATGCCAACTGCCGGATCAATATCGACATGACCGGCGGACCCGGCATGGCCGTGATGCAGCAGGTGGACGATCTGCGTATCAGGATGCGGTCAGAGGAATATGCCAAGAAGGCCGAGGGCTTTGAAGACTTCATGGGCGCCGCCTCCTGGTATCTGTACCGCCGAGTCGATAGCCCCGGCCCCGGCTTCGTCTACAACTCCAAGATCGGGCGTGATCTGAAATTCCGCTGGATGAACATCCTGCGCGATAGCTGGGTCACCAACCTGCTCGAACTCCGCTCGGTCCCCCTGCTCGACGAAATGGCCATCATCCGCCAGGAAGACAGCAACATCGGCGCATCGGCCCCCGGGCGGCAGAGAGACGATCGCACCTTCGCCATGATGCTGGCCACGGTCACCTGGGTGGAAAACCTCCGCAACGGCCTGATCGCCAACGGCGTCACGTGGGACCGCAACATGCCCGCGGCACCCCCATCGCCCATCGCCGAAAGCCTGAACCGGCGGATTTACTCCATCCTGCGCGCCCAGGCCGAAAACGACGACGCACCCCCCGCACGCGACTTCTGGGCACAGAGAGGGATTATTGCGTAATGATCACACGCCACCGCACCGGGGAAATCATCCCGCGCTGGAACGATAGGCCCGCCGACCGCTACATGGCCCATCCCGAACTGCGGGCCGCCACGATCCAGGTCCTCGCCGATCCCGGCCATGTCTACGTGGTGACCGGGGGGAAAGTGCCCGAGACCGTCGCGGAAGCCGTGGCCATGGCCGCCAAATGGAAAGCCCCGAAATGAAAAAGCCCATCGTGATCATCGACGCCGTGGCCGAGCCGGAACCGGAAGGGGACGGGGGTATGGTGTTAACGGCCCCCCCGGAGGCCCCCTTAAGTGGGGACCCGGAAGCCGCCCCGGAAATCGAAGAGGGCTGGTTCCGGATGGACATCGCCCCCGTGGACGGCACGCTGATCGAAGTCCACGCCGGACCCGGAACAAGGGTGATCCAGGCCCGGTACCGCATCACACGCCGGCGCGAGCCGCAATTCCGCCAATGGGTTGTGGTGGGCTTCTGGGTCAACGCGATCACGGGCGAGGAACTGTCCTTCCATCCGGCCGCTTGGCGCCTGCCGGAAGGCTTCAACCAGCCAGGGATGATCCTCCCATGAGCGCCAAGCAGCATTGGTTTGCCGTCGCGCTCCATAGTGCCGCCCTGCTGCCGGGATTGATCCTGATTCTGCTGCTGGCCGCCTGCGACCGCCCGCCCGGCCCGGCGCTTCAGGCGTGCCGCGGCATCCTCGGCCCCGATCCGCCGCACCTTCTGTCGAACATGCAGACCCGCATCGCGTTCAATCAGATGATGCGGCGTTGTATTAAGGAGCGCACCGCCTATGCCCAGCAATGAACAAGCCATGAGCAGGAAACCCGATCTAACGCGTCAAGACATGACGGACTTGTCGGCGGCAATCACACTGATCGCCGGTGTGGTCGTAAGGCTCGGATACGGGCGCGCATCTGTCCATTGTGTGGACCTCGCACACGATCTGGTGGAGCGGACAGTCGGCCCCTGTGTGGCTCTGAAAGTGTGGACTGATACCGGAGGCGAAAGAATTGAGTGACCGGATCAAACATGAACACTGGTTCAGGTGTAAAGCCTGCGCGAATCGGTTCCACGTCACCCGTCTGACCGCCGATCCGGCCAAGGTGAAAACGCCCAAATGCCCGCGCAAGTCCTGCGGCGGCAAATCCCGCGAAAGCCATGTCCCCGATATCGGCTTCGACGCCGCCGAGGGCAAAGCACCCGCCGTGGGAGGCTCCCTGTCCGGACGCGCCTTCGATTATGCCATGCAGACCACCATGGCCGATCACGGCATGA